ATGTCAAGATATTATCAGTATAAAAACGGAGAGGAAGTGTTTGTTCGACCTGATCTGGAGCGCGGTGTTCAGTATTATATGCGTTCCGGTTACCGAGCAAATGATGTCAGTGCCACCCTTACTTATTCTCAGGCGCAGCGGCTTGGCACTGTGGTTCATATTGCCGGCAAGCGCAATGGCCGCTATTACATCGATGAAGATTATGGGTGCGATCGGTGGACGGACGAGATGTTCGCAGCACCCAACGAATGTATCTGTACGCCGCTGCTGTGAGGTGAATTATGGAAGGGAAATACCTGTACGAAATTGGCGACCTCGTAAAAGTTCGCGACGATATTGATCGAAACATGCAGTATCGTATGCGTTCCGGTCCCGAAGCTGGACGCGAACCCGGGACTGTATATGATATCGGAAAATATAAGGGGTCAGTCCACAAAATCATTTCTTATGAGCATGGTTATTACAAAATCGATAATGACCCTGATCATCTGTACTGGTCTGATGAAATGTTTGAGCCGATGTCGGTAAACGAATGCATTTGTGACTCTTTGTTGTGAGGTGAATGTGATGGTGATGGATAGTTTATTGTATCGGCCGGGTGATCTAGTAACGATCCGTTCGGATTTGGTTGGCGACCGCGATTATCCCGTCCTGTATGGCCCTTCAGCAGGTAAACGAACTCTTTATTGTAACGATAATATGGTCAACTATAGCGGCAATACATATGAAGTCAATGGATATTCCGATGACGATGATTTCTATACGCTAAGGGAAATCCCATGGCTATGGACTGAGTCGATGTTTGAAAGCCCGACCGAATGCATTTGTGACAGTTTACTGTAATCAAAAAAGGAGAATGAAAACAATGGCAAACTTCAAAGAATTCCGCACTCTGCTTCAGAAGCATTTCGATGAGATGGTCAAGGATGGCGCACCTCTGTTTATCACCAATGCCGACGAGGACAAGCTGTATAACCTCTATTTGGACAGCTTCCCGGCTGGCACGAATCCTACCTTCCGTAAGCGGCGTGAGTATGATTGCTCCTGCTGCCGTCGTTTTGTGAAGAATATCGGCAAGCTGGTTTCTTTCATGGATGGTCAGATGGTCACTGTCTGGGATTTCGACACCAAGTCCGATGTTTATCAGCCGGTTGTGGATGCGCTGGCTGCCTATGTGAAAACCTGCGCCGTTGTGAATCCGTATTACGTCAGCCGTAACATGATCTCTGATGGCAAGTTCGGCACAGAGATGAACTATGAGTATGACGCTGATCATAAGGCGGTTCGCACCTGGGATCATTTCGCTGTCGAGATTCCTCAGCGGTTCATTGTCAATTCCTATGATGTGTCCACCAAGATGGCCGAGTGGCGTGATTCTGCCAATGTGTTCAAGCGCTCTCTGGAAGAGCTGACTATGGACGCTGTGGATACTGTGCTGGAGCTGATTGCTCAGAACAGCCTGTATCGCGGCAAGGAGTTCGAGGGTTTGGTTCGTGGCTTCAAGAGCGATAAGCAGGTGTATGATCGTCTGCCCGATGAAAAGAAGTCCGCTTATGTCTGGATGGCTCCCGGCGGTGCATCGATGAACCGGCTTCGTATTCGCAATACGGCAATCGGTACTCTGCTGGTAAACCTGAGCGAGGGCATGGACGTGGATGCTGCTGTGACCGCTTTTGAAAAGGTGGTTGCTCCTGCAAACTATAAGCGTCCTAAGGCGATTTTCACCAAGAAGATGCTGGAGGATGCACAGAAAACCGTCACTGAGCTGGGATATATGAACAGTCTGGCTCGTCGGTTTGCCACTCTGGATGATATCACCGCCAACAACATCCTGTTCTGTAACCGTGATGCTGCTCCTCGGGTGATGGGCGCTGCGAATCCGTTTGAGGCAATGGCGAAATCTCTGGGTACTGATCCCAAGAAGTTCGGCCGCGCAGAAGAAATCGGCATCGAAAAGTTTGTCAAAGAAGTTCTGCCTACTGCGGCAGGTCTGGAATTGTTCATGGAGAATCGCTTCTCGAAGAACATGGTATCTCTGATTGCGCCGCAGGATAAGAGCGCGCCAAGCATGTTTAAGTGGTCCAATGGTTTCAGCTGGGCTTATACCGGTAATATGGCAGACAGCGATATTCGCGAAAACGTTAAGGCTGCTGGCGGTAAGGTGGATGGCGTGCTGCGTTTCTCGATCCAGTGGAACGATGTGCCGGGTGAATGGGATGAAAACGATGAGGATGCTCATTGCATTGAACCCGATAAGAATCACATCTATTTCGGCAACAAGTGGCACCCTCGTACTGATGGCCGCCTGGATGTGGATATCACTCATCCTTCGCGGGATAAGGCTGCGGTTGAGAACATCACCTGGCCTGACATTAAGAAGATGAAGGAGGGCGAGTACAGCTTCTATGTGAACTGTTTTTCTAGTCGTGGCGGTAAAACTGGTTTCCGTGCTGAGATCGAATTCGATGGCAACATCTACTCCTTCAACTATGATAAGCCGCTGCATGGTGGTCAGAATGTCGCCGTGGCAAAAGTCACACTGAAGGATGGTAAGTTCTCTATCAAGGAGCTGCTGCCCAGTTCTACCAGCACCCGCGAGATCTGGGGTGTGAATTCCAATCAGTTTGTACCTGTGTCTGTGGCGATGTATTCTCCGAACTACTGGGACGAACAGACCGGCAATGGCAACCGTCACTACTTCTTCATGCTCAAGGACTGCGTCAACCCGGAAAAGCCCAATGGTTTCTACAATGAATTCCTGAAGGCAGACCTGCTGCAGCATAAGCGTGTGTTTGAGGCACTGGGCTCTCAGATGGCAGTTCAGTCCGTCGATGACCAGCTGTCCGGTGTTGGCTTCTCTGAGACCCAGCACAACAGCTTCATCGTTAAGGTGCAGGGGGCAACCGAGCGAGTTCTGAAAGTGGTGATTTGATGGACTATCTTTATAAACCTGGAGACAAGGTCCGACTAATTGATCATTTTGTTAAAGAACGCGAATATCGTATGGTGTCTGGACCGGGTTATGGGTGTACTACAACCGTAAAATGGACTTATGAAGAACGTTCAAGACTCGCTGGCTCTATTGTTACGATTGCCGAATATTATAAAAGCGGACATTATCGTATCAAAGAAACTGGTGGCCGTATGTGTTGGACTGATGAGATGTTCGTCGGCTTAGCTGACGAAAGTGAGTGCTACTGCGAATCTCTACTGTGAGGTGCTAAATGGATTATCGTTATAAGCCGGGTGATCGTGTTGTGGTGATCAATGATATTCGAGAGTGTAAAGATTACTACATGCGCTCTGGGAGTCGGTTCCCGCTTGCTAATGTGATCTACGTGAGCGAAAGTACGATTCGCACACGAAAAGCCTTGGAGGGAACGGTTGTCACGATTCTTGAGTATTGCCGCAATCGATATATCATCAAAGAAGCGGATCGGAAAATCCTGTGGACAGATGATATGTTTGTTGGTCTGGCGAACGAAACTGAGTGCTATTGTGAATCTCTGCTATGAGGTGTCAAATGGAGTATCGATATAAAATAGGCGACGCTGTTTTAGTTCGAGATGATCTTAAGTATGGTGCCTTTTACGATATGAGGTCTGGTCCTTATCCAAAAGCCAACAGTAACATTGTGACATTGGATATGTCGGAACTTCATGGGCAGTTGGTTCATATTAAAGATTATTCTTCTAACGGGCACTATATCGTAGAAGAAACATATGATTTTAGATGGACTGATGACATGTTTTCTGGTTTGGCAAACAATGAGTGCTGCTGCGAATCTCTGTTATAAGGAGGCACAAGTTGCAAGATACAAAATATCATGTAGGCGATGTCGTTATTGTCCGCCAGGATTTAGATTTTAGAAAATGTTATTGGATGCGATCAGGTGGAAAAGAAAACGCTCCTTGGAGGAACGTTGTTTCAGATGTTGTAACTGAAGACATGATAGAGCTTTGTGGACAGACTATCGAAATCGAAGAAATAGTCGATACGGTTGATGGTAAAAATACAAAGCAAGAGGTCGCTACTGGACAGACGACATGTTTTCTGACCAAATCGGCAACGAATGCTACTGTGAATCGCTTTTGTAAATCTGAAAGGAGAAATTATCATGGAAAAGAATCTGTTTGAAATCGCAACTCGTAATCGCTATCGCTTTAACTACAAGGGTGTTATGACCGTAGAGGATCTGTGGAGTCTGCGGGTCGAGGATCTGGATGCCATCTTCAAGATGCTGAACCGTCAGAAGAAGACCGCCGACGAGGATTCTCTGCTGGCCACTAAGAGCGCCGAGGATCAGGATCTGGCCAATAAGATCGATATCGTCAGATACATCGTGTCTGTCAAGATGGCTGAGGCAGCGGAGCGTGTGTCTGCCGCCGAGAAGAAGGCACAGCGCGATAAGATCATGGAGATCGTGGCAAAGAAAAAGGATAAGGCGCTGGAAGACATGGGTATCGAGGATCTGATGAAGAAGTTGGAAGAGCTGAATTGAGAAAGGAAGTACCAAGCATGAAAGTTGTTGAAAGCGCAAGCAATCTGTTCCTGTATGGCAACGATATGAAGGCGTATGACAAGATCCCGGCGGGTACATATGATATCCACTGTTCTGAGATGACCGGTTTTTATCTGTCCCGCCGCCCCGATATGGTCATCAACGAAAAGGTGTATGGTGTTCAGAGTGGCAAGGTTGCCAAAGTGCTGAATTCGTTCAAAGTGTTCAACCGCAACCTGGGTGTCATCCTCAGCGGCAACAAAGGCATCGGCAAATCTCTGACCGCTAAGATGATTGCAATCGAGGCCGTCAAGCAGGGCTATCCTGTCATTCTGGCTAACCGCTATATCGGCGGTATCGCCAATTTCATCGAATCCATCGATCAGGAAGTTATGGTCCTGTTTGACGAGTTTGATAAGACCTTCAAGTCCCGGGACAATGAAAGTCCGCAGGATACGATGCTGAGTCTGTTCGATGGCACTAGCGCGGGCAAAAAGCTGTTCGTTGTCACCTGTAACCAGCTCAATGGCCTGAACGATTATCTGGTCAACCGTCCCGGCCGCTTCCACTATCACTTCCGCTTCGATTACCCGGGCGCTGACGAGGTCGAAACCTATCTCAAGGATAAACTCGAAGAGAAGTATTATGATCAGATCCCAGCTGTGGTCGATTTTTCTGGCAAGATCGACTTGAACTATGACTGCCTGCGGTCTATTGCCTTTGAACTGAATCTGGGCACTCCATTCGCAGAGGCCATCAAGGATCTGAATATCATCAATATGAACGAGACCAGCTATAAGCTCACTGTTATCTTCAAGGATGGTTACCGTGCGTCCTGCACCAAGCGTTTTGATATGTTCAATGGCGCACAGCGTATCTGTTTTGATGTCAAGCTGAAAGATGGCTACTGGCCTGATTGCTACATCAACACCGAGGATATCCAGTATAACCCCGCCAACGGTGAGCAGTTCATTGATGGAAAGAAGGTTGATGTGATCAATCCGTATTCCAAGAGCGATGACGATGAAAAGGATCGTTATGAAGCTTTTGAAAAGGACAACGGTGTGGTCAAAGTCATCATCTCCCGTACTCGTGAAAGAGACATTCACTACATGGTCTAAGGAGGCTCAATATGGTCAAAGCAAATCATTATAAAATCAGTTCTTTTCCTGACGGCACTCCGCTGATCAAGAAGGATCTAACCATCAATTATCTCAACGTGATCAGCATCGTCTGGACGTTTGAATCCATGGCCGAGCTTCCCACGGTCATTATGATCGCAAAGGACGCAAAGGATAACGGGGCAGATGTCGAGCTGTTTATGCCGTATATCCCGAATGCTCGTATGGACCGCGCCTATCACGACGAAGATGTGTTCACCCTCAAGTGGTTCGCAGATGAAATCAATCGATGTGGATTCAGCTGCGTTACCGTGTTTGACCCTCACAGTGATGTGGCTCCGGCACTGATCGATCGGTGCGAAGTACATACTCCGATTCGTGAGATTTGTCAGGCAATCGAAGAAAGTAAGCCTGATGTGATCTACTTCCCGGATGCCGGCGCAATGAAACGATATGAGGAAACTGTTCACTGGGCATTGGAGCGAGTCAAGTGCAACGCCTATATCATCCATGGTGATAAAAAGCGGGACTGGGCAACGGGCAAAATTCTTGGTCTGGATGTTGTTGGTGAAGTGAAACCTGATGAAAAGGTTCTGATGATCGATGATATCTGTTCTTACGGCGGTACCATGTTCTATTCGGCCAAGAAGCTGAAGGAACTGGGTGCTGGTGATATCGATATGTATGTCAGCCACTGCGAAAACAGCATCCTGGATTCTGAGCGTGGCCATCTGTTTGATGATCCGGAACTGATTCATATGGTCTATACCACAGACAGTATCTTCACCGGCCATCACGACAAGATCACTGTTTTAGAGCGTCATTGGGACGAGGACTGATATGAAGTATGCAAAAGGTGAAATCCTTAGTGCATATCAGCGCTTAACGAAAAGTATCAAATATGGAGATACATACTGGTCTGAAAAAGCAATGATAAGTGATGTTCTGAGTGATTACTTCAATCGAATCGAGAGCAAGAAAGTTGTAATCGATCCAAAGTATGAAAGCTACAGATGCCCAAAGTGCAATACAACGTTAATTGGTCAATATGATCACTATTGCGGACAATGTGGTCAGAAATTGGACTGGAGGATTTGAAATGATCAATATCAACCCGATGCTGCTGTGTGATTTCTACAAGACAACCCACAGTAAGCAGTTTCCGGCCGGCACTACCAAGCTGGTCAGTTATTTTACTCCACGCATGAGCCGACTGGATGGCGTGGATGAAGTCGTTGTGTTCGGCATTCAGGCGTTCTGCAAGGATTATCTGGTACGATATTTCAACGACAATTTCTTCGACGAACCAAAGTGTATTGTAGTTCCTCAGTACAAGCGTGTCCTGGATGCGACCATTGGTAAGGATGCTTACGATCTGAGCAAGATTGCAGCGCTACATGATCTGGGATATCTTCCTGTTGAAATCAAGGCGCTGCCTGAAGGCACTCGCTGCCCCATCCATGTGCCGTTCCTTGAGATGAGCAATACGCATCCTGATTTCGCATGGGTCCCGCAGTTCCTCGAATCTTTTATGAGTTCTGAGCTGTGGCATCCGATGATTTCTGCAACGGTCGGCACCCTGTATCGCGATATCGTGGACAAGTATTACGATGAAACCGTTGAGGATGGCGTGCCTCATGCTCGTGCTTTGGGTGATTTCAGTTTCCGTGGTCAGGAGTGTATGCAGTCGGCAGTTAAGTCAAGCGCCGGTTGGTGTCTGAGTTTTCTGAATACGGCTACTGTCCCTGCGATTCCGTATCTGGAAGAAATGTATCGCTGCAATTGCGAAGAAGAGCCCGTTGCGTTTGGCGCTGTCAGTACCGAGCATAGTGTGATGTGTTCTAACTTCGCTGTCGATGGCGACGAGATCACTTTCATCCGCCGGGCGCTGACGGAGCTGTATCCCAATATGAGCTTCAGTATGGTGTCTGATTCCTACGACTACTGGAATCTAGTCGATAATATCCTGCCGCAGCTCAAGGATGAAATCATGGCTCATAATGGTACGCTGCTGATCCGTGGCGACTCTGGCGACCCGGTCGAAATCGTCACGCAGACGGTCTATCATCTGTGGGATATCTTCGGCGGCACAGTCAACAGTAAGGGCTACAAGGTGCTCGATCCTCATGTGAAGGCTCTGTACGGCGATTCTATCACTGTGCAGCGCTGCGAAAAGATTTATGCCGAACTCAAAGCACACGGTTTCGCCTGCAACAATGTCAGCCTTGGCGTTGGCTCTTTCTCTATGCAGTGCATCGAGCAGAATGGCCAGTTGAAGCCGTTCACCCGCGATACGTTCGGCATGGCTGTCAAGGCAACTTATGGCGTGGTCAATGGCAAAGAGATTCAGATCTTCAAGGACCCCAAGACCGACACTGATCACTTTAAGAAGAGTCTGAAGGGTATGTGTTATGTCACTAAGGATGATTCTGGAAAGCTGGTTTGTACTGATGGCCTGATGGATCACGCTGCTCATTCGGATGGTAACCTGTTGCAAACCGTATTCCGTAATGGCGCGATGGTCAAGGAGTACAGTTTAAAGGAAGTTCGTGAGCGACTGTGGGGAGGGAAGTTCTAATGGCTGTTGTAATCAAAGAAGGTAATGTGTTTGATTCTGACGCTAAGATCATCTGTCATCAGGTGAATTGTCAGGGCGTTATGGGGTCTGGTGTTGCCAAAGAAGTTCGTGAGCGGTATCCAAAGGTGTACGAGAAATATCACACTTACTGCGAAAGCAACAAGGATTGTCCTGAACGAATGCTGGGTGTCGCTCAGATGGTTCCAGTTGATGAAAAAGGTTCCCGATGGATCGTCAATTGCTTCGGTCAGAACGGTTATGGATATGACGGAAAGCAGTACACGTCTGTTGGCGCACTGTTTGAAGCATTCAAAGAAGTGGCCAAAATCGCCAAGGCATCAGGAGTCAAAGTGGCTATGCCGTATGGAATCGGCTGTGTTCGTGGTGGCGCAAAATGGCTGCTTGTGAAAGAAATCATCGATTTTACATTTAAAGACGTTGACGTAGAACTGTGGAGATTGGAGGGTAAATAATATGCGCAAGTATGAATTTGACGCAGCAAAAACCAAGGATGAAATCGTCGAGTGGATTCGGAACTATTTCCGCAAGAATGGTCCTGATTGCAATGCGGTGATCGGCATCTCTGGCGGCAAGGATTCCAGTATCGTGGCTGCTTTGTGCTGTGAAGCGCTGGGCAATGGCCGTGTAATCGGTGTTTTGATGCCCCAGGGCGCTCAGAGCGATATCGATGTGGCGCGGGAACTAGTTAAGCATCTTGGCATCAAGTCGTTCGAGATCAATATTGCCGAGACTGTGAACGCGCTGCTGGCCAAGGGACGAATTGCTGGTCTGTGTGATTCCAAGCAGGCTCGTGTGAATCTGCCGGCACGAATCCGTATGGCAACTCTGTTCATGGTATCTCAGAGTATGAATGGGCGAGTGGCTAACACGTGTAACTATTCAGAGGACTATGTCGGCTGGGCTACGCTATTTGGCGATGGAGCTGGTCAATTCAGTCCTCTCGGCAAGCTGACCGTCACCGAGGTAAAGGCTGTTGGTCGTGAGCTTGGTCTTCCTGAAAAGTTCATCGAAAAAGCACCCGCAGATGGACTGACTGACAAGACTGACGAGGATAATTTCGGCTTCACCTATGAATTCCTCGACAAATATATTCGCACTGGTGACTTCGGTGGCGATTGCGCTACGGCAGCCAAGATCGATCGAATGCACGATGCAAACACATTCAAGCAGCTTCCGATGCCGACATATAGTTCAAACCCGTTTGACTGGTGAGTCTAATGATTTGGATTGTACTGTTTTTAAGTATGATATGGCTTCATATTTATGATGATTATCATACACAAGGAATTCTGGCGCAATTCAAACAGAAGAAATGGTGGAAAGAAAATTATCCACAGGATCTGTACAAACACGATTGGAGGATTGCTCTATATGAACATGCTTTTCAATGGTCGTTCACCACGATGCTCCCGCTGCTTGTGTATTCTGTGTGGGCATGGAAAGAAACAGGTTTATATCATGGTTTGATATGGTGGACTGGATTGCTTGTCATAAATACAAAGGTTCATGCTGAAATAGACAATGAAAAAGCAAATGATCTGACGATCAGTTTGTTTATAGATCAGATTCTTCACATTCTTCAGATCGGATTTACGATTATACTTTTTATGATTGGAGTGAATTAAATGGAAAAGACAAAGGTTGATGTCTTGATTGTTGTCGATATGCAGAACGATTTTGTTACTGGCGCTCTTGGTACTCCAGAAGCTCAGGCGATTGTGCCGAAGGTCGTGGAGAAGATCAAGAACTGGAAGGGTGAAATTCTGTATACGCAGGATACGCATTATGACAACTACCTCGAAACTCAGGAAGGCAAACATCTTCCTGTAAAACATTGTATTGAACATACGAGGGGCTGGTTGTTTGTTGACGAGATTGAATATGATCTTTTGCCAGAAATGAAAGATCCGCAAGCAAAAATTTACGAAAAGAGAACTTTCGGTTCGACATTGCTGATGGAAGATTTATGCGACTCTCATTTCTCTACAATTGGAGGAATGGCAGATTTTAAGATCAATTCCATTACTCTGGTCGGGCTCTGCACGGATATCTGCGTCATTTCGAACGCGCTTCTGCTTAAGGCAGCACTACCTGAGGTTCCTATCATTGTGGATGCAAGTTGCTGTGCCGGTGTGACTCCTGAGTCCCACAAGAATGCACTGGCAGCTATGAAGATGTGCCAGATTGAGATCGTGAACGAGGAATAAAATGCACTACGTTAATGAAGATATTATTTTGAGTGCTGATGGAGCAAAACGACTCCGGTATCTTCTAAGCCATCCGGATGTAGAGAACACGCAAAAGAGGTTAAAGGAGTGTATGGACTCTCTCGCTGAAATGAATTATCGGGAGAACGAAGACGGGACTGCTTCTTTTGATATTGATCTTGAGGTGTAATCAATGGAAGAGATTATTATTTTCGGCTAATGTCCGAATGCCAGGTGATTGGCGGTACTGGGGCAGACATAACCGCCGCCAGAATAATTTAGTTGGAGGTGTGCAATATGTTTTTACTTATCAATATTTATGAGAGCGAAACAACTTCGGCTTATGTCGCCAATGTGAATCAGTTTGAAAGTTTCGATGCAGCGCAAAAAGAAATGCAGAAATGCGTTCAACGCACATATTGGGATTACTATAAAACATGGAAAGATGACAACGAAGACGAGGATCGTGAACCACACGTAGATGGAGACGATACAACAATGTTTGTTGTTGGTTATGACTATAAGGATACTTGGCAGATTTATCATTTATAAAAGAGGTGCAATTATGGCCAGTAAAGGTCGATATTGCTGAATTGAAAGGAGAATGGGTATGAACGAAGAAATCGAAAAGAAGCAGACTGAGCTTAAAAATGAGATCTATGAAGATCTGAAGAAATATCTGACATGGGATGATTATATCAAACTCACCCAATGGCTGAACGAACATAATTTTTGGGTAGCTCCTGCATCTGCAAAATATCATGGCTCTCATCCATGTGGTTTAGCCGAGCATAGCATTGCTGTTGTGAAGGCTCTTGTTTCGTTGACAGATAAATTAGGACTGAAATGGGAAAATCCACGCTCTCCGTATCTAATTGGGCTGCTGCATGACGTTTGCAAAACAGATCAGTATCTTTTTATCCCGGATAAAGGAACATATGAGTATCTGAATGACTCTATTTTCAGTCATCATGGTGAAAAATCTATCTGTATGCTGGCGAGTATTATCACCCTGACAGAGGAAGAAGTCGCGTTTATTCGATGGCATATGGGGGCATATGAGACAGATACGAACGAATGGAAGTATTATGGTCGGGCCATTAGCCAGTATCAGAATGTGCTGTGGACTCACACGGCAGATATGATGGCCAGTCATATTGCTGGTGTGTAAGGAGGGATTATAATGTCGCCCTGTTTAATGTGCGCCGAAAAGAACTGTCACAACTGTCCATGTGCAATCTGTGAGGTCGTCAATGGCAAGCTGCAGGATAATTTTGTAATGCAAACAGCAATGAAGAATAAAGCGGACTGCAAGAAATTCATGGTGCGTCTTTCAGTAGAGCTTCAGCAAATCGGCCAGATGAAATCCAGGAGCTGGACGGATAAAAACAACTGGCGCGGGTTCCCGGCGGGCTGGTTCAAGCATGATGATCTGGTTTCGTGGTTGCTCTGTCATTGTTAAAAGGAGGTGGCAAGATGGGATACACAGTATATATTACAGCAAATCGCTATTATGAAGTACATATCAAGGATGCAAAAGATACAGACGATGCAATGCAGCAGGCTCTGGCAAAGTATGATAACGGAGAGCTCGAAAGCTATGGGGACGAGTTTGAATCGGCGTTCGCGGAATCGGAGGATGATTGATTGGCAAGCAAGTGGCAAACCTGTCGGCTATCAGAAACTCAGGATCGTCGGGTGAAGTTGACCAAGGCCAAAAAGGAAGAAATCGCCCGTAAGTTTGAAACCGGTGAATACTCACTCCGGGGTCTGGCGCGGGAGTACAATGTCTCGCACAAAACGATTTCGCTCATTGTCGATCAGCGGGCAAAACGAAAGAACGATGAATACAACAGAACACACTGGATGTATTATCGCCCGGATGCAGAAACAATGCGGGAAGCGCATCGAAGGTCAAAAGAATATAAAAAGCGACTGTACGAAAGAGGAGAGTTGAAATAATGGGACAGCGGTTGGTTATTACGGTCCATGCGTTTGATGAGGATATCGCCACGATCTATTATCACTGGTCTGCATATACAACCAGCGCACTGGACGAAGTTCAGAAGATCCTTAAAAATGTCAAATGGGAAGATACCACGTCAAAGGACGAATTGATCCTGCGTATCGTTCGCTTCATGGAGTCCAATGGAGGCTGTATCGATTTTGAGGATAAGCCGGAGTTCAATAAGCGTTTCCCGAATGTTGAGTTTAAGGACGATGGCTCCCGCAACGATGGTCTTGTTGCAATCTCTGAGCAGGTAATGGACAAGCAAAAATACTGGTCTGAGGGCGATTTGATCATTGATTTTGATAACGAAATGATCTGCAACTCGGTTTTCTGGTGGTATGATTCGAACGAATCTCTGCGGGATGAACTTGGCGAGGATTGCGATATTGATTTTGACACTATTCCAGAGCTCAAGATCGATCCTGGCGAATTCTCGTTCGATGATCTTACATATATGATCAAGACGTTTACAGATGGCTATAGTTATCATCGCTATCAGGGTGAAATCTTGGAAAGTATTGATGGTTGAGTGAGGTGATAAAAAATGACACGAGAGGAATTGCAGTTGATCATTGCAAGTGAACCGTATAATTTTCTGCGCACCAATCCGCATTTGGGCAAGCAAGTGATGTTTTTGACCATTGGCGGCAGCCACGCCTATGGAACGAATGTGGAAGGGTCAGACGTTGATATCAGGGGTGTCGCACTTAACACAGAACATGAGCTGCTTGGCATGGACACGTTCGATCACTGGGTCGATGAAACTACTGATACAACGGTATTCAGTTTCAATAAAGCAGTTAAGCTAATGTGCAGCGGCAATCCGAACATGCTGGAGCAGCTTGGAAATGCTGACGATCTTGTCATCAGCTATCATCCGGCCACAAAGCTTTTGATGGATAATAAGAAGTTGTTCCTGTCCAGACAGGTCGTGTATTCGTTTGGTGGCTTTGCAGATAAATTGTTCAAGAAGGCAGTCACTTTGGGCGAATGGTGTAATCAACACCCAGAAGATCAGATCACAAAGAAGCGGATGAACAAAACCATTATGAATATGATTCGTCTTTACCTTATGGTCTTTGATATTCTGGAAAAGGGTGAGATCATTACGAATCGGGCGGAGAATCACGACCTGTTGATGATGGCTCGAAACGGTGAATTCCAGGCTGCTAACGGTTATATCAAGCACGATGTAAAAGATTTCCACAAAGAATATGAAAAGCGCCTGCAGTACGATAAGGCGAACACTGCTTTGCCGGACACCATCGATAAAAACCGTGTCAACGAGTTAGTTGTGACTATCAATCGAATGGCGCTAGAAACGGCTTGATGTCCGATTTATAGGACTGGTCTCGTAGTATTATAATAAGGAAGGAGTATACCCTCCACGGATGAGGGTATGAAAATTGAATATGTTAAAGCTGTCAGTGTCGAACGCAAACAGCAAGATGGGGAGTATCAAGTCGATCTCGATGCCCCGTATCAAAACCTGTGCTCCAGGCGTTCCGTGTGCAAAAACGTGCTATGTCAGTCACTTCGACTGGCGAACCACGGTACGAAACGCCTATGACAACAATTTGAATCTGTGGTTAACAGACCCTGACGGCTTTGAAGTCCAAGCGACTGCAGCTGCTTATGGGTCTTTTTATTTTCGGTGGCATGTCAGTGGAGATATCGTGGATGAACGATATTTCGATATGATGTGCCGCATCGCAACTAGACTCCCTCGCACCCAGTTTCTCGCATTCACCAAGAAATACGATCTGGTTAACACATTTGTGGAAGCGGGCGGTACGATTCCAAGCAATTTACATATTCTCTTTTCATCCTGGCCTGGCTATAATGTAAACAACCCCTACAATCTTCCAGTTGCTTATGTGGCATTTAAAGATGGATATTGTGAAGCGCCGGCCGATGCACATGAGTGCTCTGGCCATTGCGAGGATTGTGCTTACGCTGGTAAAAACTGCTGGGTTATGGGGCGAGGCCAGTCCATTGTTTTGAAAGAGCATTAAGGATTTTATAGACCCCTATTATAATAATGTAGGAAGGATGATATAAATGGCGTATGTTCTTACCAACGGACACACCTATATCACAAAAAAGCCGAATGGCAAATTCACAACAACATACGATTCAAGCCTGGCTTCGCAGTATGATGCAGAAAGCAAAGCCTGGAACGTATTGAATTGTTTGCCGCGTACATATAAAGAAGCCGGGTATCTCCCAAAGAAAATCGAAGTCAAGGAAGCATCGGCACAGTTAAAAGAGCTGGCCGCTCCCGCACAGCCAGAACGAAAGCGGTTCGATCCTGTATCTTACCCCGTCGAAGATTCAGAGTGGATGACTGATTTTAAAAAGAGTCTAAAAATTGTCGATAAAACTCTCAGCAGCTTAAAGCCGATGTATGCAAACCTCTATTCTGATCTGACTCGGGCAACAGATGAGATTGATGATCTGGAGCACGCCATTGAGCTTGTCAAAGCAAATGCAGTCCAGCGCTGCTTTCTTGAGAACGAACTAAAGAAGGCGCGTAAGATCCGCCGCGAGTGCAAGGATGCGATGAGCCTGATCGAAATGGTGCTGAAGTTCAATCTGGATGACTGGGGAACTGGCAGGGTGCAGTCTGAAATCGTTCGTCTGGAAACTCGGTGTTATACACCGAAAGTCCGTGATGATATTTTTGTTTAAGGAGTGATTTATTATGAGTGGAGCAGTATCGTTTGTTTTAGGTCTACTGGGGCTGGGCACCGCTGCAGGTATTGATCTCGGTCAAAGTGTTAGCCAGAAGCGAAAAGAGGCTGAAATGGCTAGAGAGTGTGGCTGGGATGCCAAAGGAGAAAGAGCAAAGATGTATGAGCGGGTTCGCAAAGAGTGGAGTAGTATTCCGGATGGTCATCCGAATTGCCTTGAAAAATGGAGGATCGACTATCCATGTGATAAGGGGCCTGCCTATCGAACAAAGTATTGGTTCAAAGATCATTTGGACGCAAAGGGAATTCCTTATGACGATATAATCCTTGATGAAGTAACAGGCGTTAACTATGAAAAACTGTTGAGCAGAAGAATGAGAGAAGCAGGCAAGAAACATCGTGGCTGGTTCTAAACAATTAAAAGTTGTTATTTCGGGTTGAAATGCGCCATGTTTTGTGGTAAAATAACAACCGAACTGAATTTGGTTAGAAAAAACAGAACATCTTTTAGTTGTTTGGAGGGCAAAATGCGGATCACATATACTGCCCAGGAAATGTACGAACATATCCGATCATATGACATCATCGAGTTCTGGGGCAGCCAGAACGAAGAAAATGTCTGCATGATCAAAGCCAAGTCATCCTGCGTTGCACTGAGAAAAGGCAAGCGATACAGCTACATCAGTATCGAATGCCAGTTTGACCACAGGTCAGACATCCTTTGTTGCTGCTGCAACATTACAGGCAACGTATTCTCTTGTGAAGTTGAAAGGGGGAAAAAGTCTGAGCGCCTTATTATTAAATCCGATTATGTAGAGGAGCCAATCACACTTTTTTTAAAAAATCTCTAAATTGGTATTGTAAAGTGTGAATGAATATGGTATAATAAGGACACAAAGTAAAACAGATGGTCAGCAAGGAGGTCATAATATGTTTAAGGCTGGCTCAAGTGTCCCCAAAATCGGTGAGATCCGTCTCGGTTATGTTGCCGATATCAAGCAGGAAGGAAAAACTGTTCATAAATATTATGGCGTTCATCCTTATCTGATCGTCAGCAACAACATCTACAACAAAAACTCTGGCCAGTGTGAGGTGATTCCTTTCACCACAAAACGCTGGAACAGCCGCAACCCGGTCCATGTTGATTTTGGTGTAGGTGAAGTCGATGGCTTACCGCATGAATCCACTCTTGTGATCGAAGGCCGCGATACGCTGTTAAACTCTCAGCTGAGCGAACCAATCGGAACGTTCTCTGATAAGAACTGGCAGCGCGCAGCGAACGCCATGGTGATCCAGTGTCCGATGCTTGCGGCGGCATTCAGTACAAATCTGGTCTCTGCATCATAAAATCTACGATTCTGTTTGCAAAATCTTCTTACATAGTGTACAATGAATCTAATAGTTCATATACCGACCCACTGTGTAAGGAGATATCAAACGATGAGACAGAGTGCGGAATATTATAATGAAGAGCTCAAGACCAGATTTATTCTGGATAAAATGTGCGAAAAAGATTCAAACGGAGATCCAGCCAAGGATTCCGCTGGAGAATATATCATTCTTGCTAAGAGTAAGAACAGGTATAACAAGGTTCGCAGCATTTTTCATAAGCTTGCCGTGTTCGAACAGAAGTATGAGAAAGACTTTTATGAGATCGAGTCTGACAAAGACGAAGAATTTATAAATGATCTGTTCTCAAGGTGGATCTCCGAACTGAATGAAAACTACAGCATCTTTGTGTTGTCTATTTTCAAGCAGTATATTATGTGGTGCAGAGATGAGGGTTTGCTCTCAACGCAGCGGTACTATCAGCATCCGTTCTTTGACATGGAAATGTCCGGATGGAAAAAGAAAGACACCAGTTCCACTTTCCGCTCTGAGCGTGTAAAGAACCAGCTGGAAGCCATTGCAAACAAGAGTACCGATGAATTGGCTGAAAACTATGTGTTTCCATCAGAAGATGATTTCTTCACCTACGTCGTTTCTGTGTTCTCGGAAGAAGGGGCGATTATGACAGGCGCAATCATGTGTCTGCTGTATTATGGATTCCAGTCCGAAGAGATTCGCGTCATCAAAAGAAAAGACGTTGATGTAGACACGAGAACCGTCTGCGGGAAATATATCGATCACGATATCGCATGGTCGATCATCTGTAAAGCCAAAAACACGACCACATATCTCAAAAACCACGCAAGGGGGCAACTTGGGAAGTTAGAAATGAATCTTGGCGATGGCCCATATCTTATTCGTACAAGCAGAGAGAGTTCCAATGATAACCCTGTGCCAATTGGATACTTCAAAGACCTGTATCGAAGGGAGAAGAAAATTGTTGAGGGGCTTCCGCCAACATCTAACTATAAAAACATCCTTGTTAAAACAAGCACCATCAAAAACCTGCGCGAATTCTATGAGATCATGTCGGAAGAGCATGAGTATGGTATCGAATATGTCGCTGAAAAATTCAGACAGAACCAATATGATACGCCGCTCACATTCCGAAAGTATCAAATAATGCGCGAGAAAGCAAGAAAATTATAAAAATGAAGGGGCCTGAACAGCCCCTGAATTTTTCCTTTACCATTCACACTTTACACTGTCATTATGATGAATAGGAGGTGATTGAAATGAGAAAGACGATTGCAGCCATTATTGTAACCGGCGTTTATCTGCTGACAAATCTACTCGGCGGGGAAGCAGCTGGTCCGGTCGAGACATACCAGGGCTGGAGCGATGAACTCAAGTCGTATACGCAGTCTGTATGTGACGAATACAATGTCGATTATTCGTTGGCGCTCGGTGTGATCTATAACGAAAGCAGGTTCCAAAGCGGCCTGACTCACGTGAATTCAAACGGCACAGTCGATTACGGTCTGATGCAGGTCAACGAGGTCAACTTCGATTATCTCAACAAGACGCTTGGCGTTCGATCCATGTCTGAATTGCTGGATGATAGAACGGGCATCAGATGTGGTGTTCAGCTGCTGGCGTATCACAAACAGTACACCGGTAACGATTCTGCGGCGCTTCTTCGCTACCAGATCGGGGCAGGGAAGTACAAACAGTACCTAAGGAAGGGTCGGTACACCAACCAGACGCATCAACAGGTGCTTACATATCAGAGCGAACTCGCTTCTTATATGGATTCCTTACAGTAGGAAAAAGATCGGGCGGCAGAAAAACGTCTGTTTGATCTAGTCAATCGGTGGAGTGAATCCACCTTTATATGCTGGAGTGGCGCAATGGTAGCGCAGGAAATTTGTAATTTTCAGGTTGCAGGTTCAAGCCCTGTCTCCAGCACCATTAGAACAGCGGGCAACCGCAGTCAAAGATTATAAATTACATAAGGAGAATGATTATGACTACTGAAACTATGACAATTCATCGCGCACTGGCCGAGCTGAAGGTTTTGGACGATCGTATCATGAAGCTGCTGAGCGAGGCCAAGTTTTGTGGTGCCGCTAAGAATTGTATGCAGAAGCTGGGCGGTGTAACTATTGAAGAGTACAAGCAGAATGCCCAGTCTACTTATGATAAGATCACTGATTTGATGGCTCGTCAGGCAGCGATTAAGCGGGCGGTGTCCGAGTCCAATGCGGTTACTCATGCTGTTGTATGTGGACATGATTATACTGTTGCGCAGCTTATTTGGATGAACCAGCACGGCATTGATTTCAAGAGTACTTTGCTCAATGTTCTGGAGCGTCAGTATGCAAGCGCAGTTGCTGCTACTGAGGCTGCAAACTCCAAGCTGAGTGATAAGGCAGATGATTTTATCAGCCGAAACAACGCTGGCGCAGACAAGAACAGTATGGATGCGGAAGCTATTAAGGATATGCGAGAGAGCTACATTGAGCGTGAAACCATGCAGCTGGTCGACGGTATCAACATCAAGAAGATCAAGGAAGAACTGGCTGATGAGATCAATAAGTTCAAGGCTGAGGTTGACGCGGTTTTGTCTACTTCTAACGCCATGACTGAGATCACAATCGAATACTGATATTTAATCAGCGAAGCATATTCACTGTCTATCGAAAACGACAAACTGTAATCGTTCGTTCTTTGCTGATGGTAGCCTGCTTGAACGAAATCAAATAATAAAAAAGCTAATAACCATTCATATAAAAGCTGGCCTCATAAGCCGACAAGATGAAATCAAGTAAAATATTTGGTAATACTTGAATTTTTGGATTTGTCAAGAGGTTAAGACGCAAGCCTATAAGCTTGAAACGATGGTTCGAATCCATTATCCAAAAAAATCGAATCAAGAGAAGGAGTTGTCCCAAGGGCCAACACGTAGTTGATTCAAATGTCTTGGAAAGGTTAACGGTTATTGATTTAAAGGTTAAAGGTTGAAAGTTCAAAGCTTAAACTTCTAGCTAAAGATTAAATAGTAACGAATACAGGTCAAAGATTTATAAAATCCATGGGCACAGGTTTGTGGATCGATTACATAAGTCCCGTTGTTTACCACATGGCTGGTAGATGGTGAGCGCCTTGGCAGGGGCGTAACAATACCTGCCGTTTATATGGTTCGGTAGCTCAGAAGGATAGAGCACTAGCCTGTCACGCTAGGGGTCGTGGGTTCAATCCCCATCCGAATCGCTTATGGTCCTATAGTTCAGTTGGTTAGAACGAGAGACTGTTAATCTCTATGTCACCTGTTCGAGTCAGGTTAGGACCTCTTTATGGTTCTGTAGCTCAGTCGGTAGAGCAGGGGACTGAAAATCCCCGTGTCGCTGGTTCGATTCCAGCCGGGACCACCAATGTGCAAGTTGATTTGATAATTGAGTTTGGTCGAAATCCTCCATAAAAAGGTTGTCCGCCAAGGTCGAAAAATCAACATGAATTCTCACCAAAATGATGTTATCAATGAAATTTGCAATAGGATTAGCAAGGCAGTCACACTCCTGATCAGGGGCCGATGTAGCAAGCTTGGTCAAACTGCGTGCCCTGACGATGATAAGATCCGCATTCCAGGCGCAACTGTGCGTGAGTCTCACCAACCCGAAAACAGTTTATATGCGATCGTAGCTCAATTGGTAGAGCAGAAAACTTTTAATTTTCGGGCCGTGGATTCGAGTTCCGCCGGTCGCACCAATAACATAAATGATAAGAAGGTAAATCGAAATGAATAGTAAAGCCAAAGGGAATATAGGAGAAGGGGTTGTTCTTTCTGAATTTGTGAAAAGGGGAATACAGGTATCTATACCTTTCGGAGATAATGCCAGATACGATTTGATTGCTGAATTTAATGGGAAATTGAATAAAATACAAGTTAAATATTGTAACGAAATCAATGAAGCAGGGTCAATAATTTGCAATTGTATAAGTAGTACGAACCACACTACAAACAAACATTATACAACTTATGAAAATGACATTGATTACTTCGCATTTTATCTTGTTCCATTAGACCGTACAATTTTGGTCCCAATTGAAGATATTGGTACTAAAAAAAGATTAGCTGTAAGAATTGAAAAATCAAAAAATAATCGTTCTGATAAAGCTGCGTATATTGACGACTACTCTATTGATAAAATTTTACATATAAATCCTTAGAGTCGCACCACGCGGTAAGTAGTTTTCGAGTTGCAACTATTGTAGCCAGCATTAGTGCGCGCGACTAATGGGATGGTATTGTTAGTAGTTCTGCGGAAGGAAACAATGACTGTTAGTGAAATAAGTCGCGAATTCAATGTTTCTAGTACTACGGTAAAAAAATGGTGCTCACATTATGGAATTATACCAGAAAGAAAATACAAGTGATATTAACATGATTTAATAAAGAGTTTATGCGCCTGTATCTTAATTGGTAAAGAAATGGGCTCTAAACCCAGGGTATCCGTGTTCGAATCATGGCAGGCGTGCCAAACAAATTACATAACAGTATCCCTTATTTTATAGAAAGGAGATCGAACATTATGGCAATGATTGATCCGTATGATGATGACTTCGGTGCCATTTGTAATTGTGCTGTTCGATACGCAGTTGGGCGCAGAACATATATGCCTAGTCTTGTGATCGATTTCATTACGCCGCACCTGAGCGAGTTGACAGATAAAACGCTATGGTGTTTTCAGCGTGATCTATATCAGCGTCTGGATGAAGGGTTTGATTTTGGAGACGAATTTGATCTTCAAAACTGGATGAGCTTTCTGGAAGATGTTGATAAAGAGATCAAGAAAAGAAAACAGCCCAGCGGCCATAACCACTGAGCTGTCAGGATTACCCGATGACGTGATTCATCTGCAGAACCATCAGTATGAGCCCGACGATACTGCAAATGTCACCAGCGACATCAAGAAAATCTTTCGCCTAACGCTTCATCTAAGCACCTCCAATCCGCTCGAGACGCGAGAACAATGTCCGTCATTGAGGAACTGGTGTGTCTAGTGAGAGTTAAGTTGGCAAAAGTGTATCACGTTGTTACGCGATTGTCAAGAATCATCCCGAGCATGATGTGAAAAGGCTTGTTATATGCCATAGTGGCTGAGTGGTTTAAAGCAACGGACTTGAAATCCGTCGAGGGTAACACCTCCGTGGGTTCGAAACCTACCTATGGCGCCAATCCAGGTTGAATTAGGAACAACTTATGGCGGAGAGTTAAATCCACCTACCCAGGAGACAAGATAATGCTTTCAATCGGCAAAAAGGCTTAGGTCTCTATTTTATATGGCCTGTTAGTCAAGAGGTGAAGATGCTGCCCTTTCACGGCGGAGACATCGGTTCAATTCCGGTACAGGCCATTTTTTTGAAAATTAAATATTGTGAGGTATCAAAATGAAAACGACGAAGAAAGATTGGATCTATCGTGTGATTCTTCTTATTCTGTTGGCGATTATCTGGGACATTGGCGCGGCTTTGACTTCGCCAATTTTTGTTCCCCAGAAAGGCGCTGTGTTTCGAGAATTCTTCCTGTTGATCCAAAATGGGACAATGTTGAAAGCATTCCGATATTCGCTGGTTCGCATTACGGTGGCAGCCGCTTTGAGTGCAGGCATCTCCATTCCTCTTGGCTGTCTGATGAAAATCTGTCATCCGCTTCAAAAGCTGCTCTATCCAGCAATTCGAGCAATGCGATTTTTGCCAGTCACTGCATTCTATCCACTGTTGACTATGTGGTTTGGAATCGGAGAGAAAATGAAGATTGCTTTCTTATTTGTAGCCAGCTTTGTGTTTATGCTTCCAAGCGTTCTGATTGCCATGGATGATGTCAGTGATGATGTGATCGAGGCGGCCAGCATTGATGGAGCAGGGAAGTTCAGCACAGTAACACGAATCGTCTTCCCAATCGCAGCGCCTTCCATCTGTCAGTCATTCGCCACAATGTATGCCATCGGTTGGACCTATATCGCAGTGGCCGAGACAGTGAATGCGAAGTACGGTATTGGCTATCTGATCTATACTTCGTCCGCTCGTGGCCGTACATCTCTGGTGTTTGTTGGAATATTGGCGATTGTGATTTTCAGTATTCTGTTTGACTGGATCACAAATATCTGTATCAAGAAGATTTTTAAGTGGAAATTTTCATAAGGAGGACAACATGTCGCATGAAATTGAGTTGTGTGGTTGTTTGACCATCCCAGATAACGCGAATTTTGATGAAATCACAGACGTGTTCTTGGATTTTGTTGAGTCGCATGGTTGGTACTATGGTGGTGGGTTCTCTGAGATTCGAGACGGCTGTTATGTGAAGCCTGATGGAACTCTTGGAGCACCAATTATATAAATTATATAGAGGAGAAAAATTATGGCAAAGAAAAGCCTATTTGAAAAACTCGGTCTTGTTGAGGGTGTAGCTGCTTCTGAATATGATATGCCGAATACCACGAATGAGCTTCGCGTTTGTAGTGGCGTCGGAGATCATTACATCAATGGAGATTTCCCAGAGGACGAACCGGTTCAGGTCGAGGTCCCTGAGGGCGATACCATTGATGTTCAGGCGGTTTACGAGACCAATGGTATGAATCCTGCGGACGCTGTCACTGTCTACAAGATCAAAGATGTGATCGATACATTCCCGTCTGAGATGCCCACCAAAACAAAACGAGCAACGGTCAAGAACCTGATGGCGACACTGGGATATGATGCAACCGCGATTATCTCTGATGCGAAGCAGCGCAAGGAGCTTCTGCGGGCTGTTGGTAACGATAAGATGAATGCGTTGTTTGACGAGATGAAGAGCAACGACCAGCAGATCGAATCTATGAAGGAACAGATCGAAGCTTTGACGAATCGCAACGTTGAAGCTGGTGCAGCCATCGAAAAGATCACAAATACAGTTCAGGATGAACTCAAGATGATTTCTTCTATCGAGGAATTTATCGAAGAGGATAAGACGGAGCCCGCCGGGAAGGAGGTCGCCCAGTAATGTTTTCTTTCACGATTGCTGAGTTTACTTTTCTCTGTGCTGGTTTCGCCTTTGTTGGCAGTTTAATTCTGTTTCCGTCATTTCGTCAGCAGCTCAAAGCTCTTGCCGGTGGTTTTTTGCAGGTCTTTGTGCAGGATACAGCCAAGACACCAGATGGTGCCCGCGCTATCTATGCTCAGAAGATCGATGAGATGACTGAGAAATACACAGATGCCTGCAATACTCTGCGAGACCTGACTGGTAAGCTCAAGACGATTCAGGATAACTACGCTGTCTGTCAGAAGCAGGCGAAAGGTTACGATGAACGTGCAAAGGCTGCTATGAGTCGCGGTGATGAAGAGTCCGCAACCACTTACGCTCGTCTTTTACAGGAAGAGCTCGATAAAGCCGAGAACCTATCTGCTCAGTTCCAAAAAATGAAACCAGCGGCGGAAGAGGTCAAGGCAATCAAGGAAAAGCTTGAAAATCAGTTGGCTGCTCTGAAGCGCGAAAGCAAGGATGTGGTGGCCGAATTGAAGGCGAACGAACAGGTTGCAGATGTGTATTCCAATCTGGATCGTCTGCGTGCATCTACCGGAACCGATAAAATGCTCAACGCTACCCGTGATGGCCTTCAGGAAAGTCGCGAAAAAGCAGCGGGTGCAAAGGTTCTGTATCAGACTAGTCGAGAGGGAAAGCTGGATAAAGCGGACGCAAATACTGCTGATTATAAGGTGAGTTCGTATCTGGATAGTCTCAAAAGGAGCAATCCAAACGTAACAACTTACAGCATTCCTGATCTGAATACCCTCACAAAGTCTTCTGGATTGAACACTCAGTCCAAGAAATAAATCAAAAATTAAATAGGAGAGAATAACATGTCTAAGTTCAAATTGACTAAGGCTGGCCGCGCTGTTGTTGGTGTGGTCCTTGCTGTGGCTGTTGCTATTGGTGTCGTTGGTGGCATCAAGGGCGGTGTGATTAAGTTCGACAAGAAAAAGCCAACTGCATCTGATAAGCCTGCCACGAATGCATCAACCAGCGATGACACGATCAATCTGTCTCTGGATGAATGGGCGGGCTGGTTGTCACTGGTGTCTGCAAACCAAGGTCTTACTACTCAGCCCGGTTCTGTATTTGACCAGCTCGGCATCAAGGTGAATATCAATGTCATCAACGACGCTACTGAGTCCAGCAATGCACTGATCTCTGGTGATCTGCAGGCCGCTGGTTATACTACGAACCGTGTCGCGTTCCTGTCTCAGAAGTTTACGGATGCCGGTAAGAATATCATCATGCCGGTGTTTACCAACTACAGCTATGGCGGAGACGGTATTATCGCTTCCACTCAGTTTGCGGATGTGAATTCGTGGGTCAATGCCAAGATCGGCGTTCCTGAATTCTCTGAGGCCGAAACCCTGGTCGCTTGGTTTGTCAATAATTCCAACCTGTCCGATGCTGACAAGGCAACAATCATGAACAACCTGATTATGTTTGGTACGGCAGATGATACTGCTAAGGCATACTTTGCTGGTCAGATCGATGTGGCTGCAACATGGGAGCCGTACCTGACTCAGGCTAAGACCTATACCAACAGCACCGTTGTTTTTGATACCAAGTCTTCTTCTTCTCTGGTCATGGATGGCATTGTGTTTGATGCCGATTGGGCCGCAGCTCACGAAGATACTGTCAAGAAGTTCGTCAAGGGTATTCTGATGTCTTATGATCAGCCCATCAATTACGACGCAGCTCGTGAAGTGTTCCCGATGTACTCCACTTCCAGTGATGCCGATATCGACGCTACTTACGCCAATGCCAAGATGGCCAGCTGGAAGGACAATTACAACATTCTAAACGATACTGCTCCCATGATCTATAACCAGATGTGCGATATCTGGGAGGCTCTGGGCGAAACCGTCAATCGCGGCCTTGTGGACACGATTTTTGATACCACTTATATTGACGCTCTGAAAGGTGATTTTAAGTCTACTTCCGCTGCAAATGCCACCACAAAGGTGACTGTAAGTGACGAAACCCGTGCCAATATCACCCAGCAGGTCACTGGCAATCTGGATTATGATTCCATGCTGAGCAAGACCGCCAATGTAACATTTGTCCCGGATTCTTCTGTGTTCACCGATCAGGCCAGCGCAGCCTCTGTTCTGGATGATTTCGTAAATATCGCCAAGACTCTGGATGGCACAATGATCGTTATCAACGGCAATATCAATGCGGACACTCAGACTGATTTTGGTATTCAGCTCTCTGCAAATCGTGCTCAGACTGTTGCCAACTATCTGGCTTCTCAAGGTATTGATCAGAATCGACTGATTATTACAGGCTCCGGCAACGCAAAGTATCAGGCCGATAAGGCTGCTGGTGCTCTGAAGTCGGATGCAAGCGTATACCAGTCTACCGATATCAGCTTTATGCGAATCGAGAACTGAGGTGATTCAGATTGATCTGGATTGAAATCAGTAAAGCAATTTGGATTGTGGGCGGATTGATGCTGGCTTCTTTTGCAGCTGGTTATCTCTTCCGTGGTCCAACTTCTAAGATTTAAAACTCACGGCGGTGCTCAGGTAGCACTGGGTGCCGCCTTATATAATGTGCTATAGCCAAGTCGGTCAAGGCAAGGGACTTTGACTCCCTGATCGTGTGTTCGAGTCACACTAGCACAACCAAAAAAACAAATCGGATAGGGAGGTTCACAGATGACTACTCCAGAACAACTTGAAATTGCACTTCGGGACTTTATTTATCAATGCGGGAAAAGATACGAAAACGAATTGGGCTGCGATGATTGTATCTACTGGAATTTTTGTACCCGATTCTATACTCCGCATTGTGATTGTCCTGATGAATGGACGATTTATGACAAAGTAAGCCCACTTCCGTCTTAATTTGAAAAGGAGTTTCCAGATGGCAGTTTATATGACAGGTGATATCCATGGCAACCCAAGTCGATTTTATGATCTGAAGAGTTTCTGCAAGGTGCATTCAGACGCAGAATGGTTTATCTGCTTGGGCGATGTTGGTTTGAATTACTATGGCGAGGATCATCCGCAGGAGATGTATATCAAGAATATTGCGGATGAAATCCCTGCAAAACTGTTCTGTATTCATGGCAATCACGAGCGGCGTCCTACAGAAGCAGATGGATATAAACAGATCGATGTCACAGAGGGTGCGATTCAGGGTCCGATGATGTGGCACGCAGAACACCCTAACCAGTATTTTGCCATCGACGGTGCTGTATATACGATTTTTACATCAGACCGTGTGTTGACTGCACTTGTTTGCGGCGGTGCTTATTCGGTTGACAAGTATTATCGTCTGCGGCGCGGTTGGCATTGGTGGCCGGACGAACAGCCAAATGAACTCACGAAGGGGCTGGTACGGTTGATGGCAACGGAAAAACAAATCGATATTATGTTGACCCATACCTGTCCGCTGCGGTTCGAGCCAACTGAGCTTTTTATCTCTGGCATTGATCAGAGCACAGTAGACCAGTCAACAGAACGATTCTTTGATGAAATCTACTCCTTATTCCCGGCGTACCAAGAGCCAATGTGGTACTTTGGCCACTTCCATGGAAATAAATACACGGATGAATACGTGATGCTCTTTGATGACATTATGGAACTGAAGTGAATTTATAAATAGTAAATCGAAAGGGGAGTACAGATGCTGTATGGACGTGCGTCTCCTGATTTGATTCGATAGCATTTCGTCAAATTAGATAGGAGAAAACAATATGACTTGTAATTTTTGTGGTAAGACTCTGGACGCCTGCGATGAGATCAATCTTGGTAACCTGGAACTGCCTTTCTTCTACGGGAGCAAGCGTGATGGGGACAAGATGAAGTTCTCTCTCTGCTCTGGCTGTTATGACAAGCTGGCAGATGAATTCATGTCCAGATGCAAACACGAGCCCATCGTTGTTCCCTTTGCCCCCAGGGTGCCAGAGTGGGAGCATAAGACTACTGAAGAATTCGATTATTGATAACTGATTACATAGGAGGTACATATGGCAAGTAAGGAAAACAACGTTTACTCTCGCTTTAGCTTTTGCGGAAAGGTTACTGTTTCCAAAAAGGTCCCGTTCGTGAAGCGCGACACCTACGACAAGGGTGAGAAGATCAGTATTAACTTTGGTATCAAAGCCGGAAACAATCTCGGTTATGTCAAGCTGGAAGGCTTTAAGAATGACGAGATCAAGACCATGGATACTGATCGAAACAATATCGAGGTCACGTGGAGTGATCGTCTGGACGAAGATGTGATCAAGACCGTTGCCAGCACCAAAAAGTTCACAGTGAATCTGGGCGAGCGCAAGGAGTTCATTACCGAGTGGGATATGATCGAGTATCTGGAGTCCGCTCTGGCCGGTTATGAGGACGATATTGTTGTTACTGGTAAGTTCGTTCTGCGTCCCGGCACCGGTAAATACAAGGATCAGGTTTATCGCGAGTATCATATTCAGAACGTGTACATGCCCGGCGAGAAGGAAGTTCCCCATCTGACTATGAATCTGGACCTGTACTACGACAAGGACAGCATGGATACAACCACTCTGAAGGATAACGGCAAGATTATGATACATTGCTACACTCCGATGTGGTCTAAGGCAGATGGCGCACAGAAGATGTTCCAGATCGACACCGTGTTCAATACTGCTGTTTTTGATATGGACAAGCCGAAGCACAAGGCAATCCACGATTACAAGATGCGCTATCTGGAAACCAAGTCTCGCAATCCTGTCCATATGAACTGGCAGATCGCAGTCGTCAATGGCGCTGAAGAGGTCCCGTTTACTATGGACAGCCTGACTGAACAGCAGCGGGAGCAGGTCGAACTCGGTATCTCTAAGATGGAAGATTTCAAGCCGCGTGGAAATATCCTCGGTGATCGGGAAAAGGAGCTGCGTCTGGTAAAGCCTATCCTGACTGGTGAATTTGAGGAGTGCAAGACTGCAGCTGATTCTGGTTACACTGCTCGTGAGTTCGAGGATGAGATTTGGACCCCGGCGGTCGATGAAAGCGTGGACGATATGATGAAGGGCGGCTCCAAGGCTAAGACCAAGGCAAAGGCTGCTCCTGCAGTCGAGGCCCCGGCAGATAGCGATGATGATATCGACACCATGTTTTGATCCTATCGATTTACCATGGAATGAAAATTAAAAAGGAGAATACATAATGGGTTTCAAAATCAATCGTATTAAGGCAGACCTTGGCAGCTATCCTCATTATATGCTGCTCGGAATTCGCAAGATCGGCAAAACCACTTTTATTCGTGACCTGATCAAAGAGAAGTATGGTGACGCAACCAAGGGTCTACTGATTTCCTGTGGCGCTGAGAATGGTTACCACGCTCTGGATGATCTGCAGGTTGAAGAAGCGAAGGTTTTTAATCAGGATTACGACGAAGAGACCGACAGCCGTGGTTTCATTCAGATTGTTGATGATATCGTCGAGAACAATAAGGACTATGGCATTAAGCTGGTCGCAATCGATACCTTGGATTGCCTGTATGATATCGCTGCACAGGAGGCCATTCGGTTGTCTCGTAAAGAGACCGGTAAGCCGTGCAAGAGTATTAACGATGCATTTGGAGGCTACGGTCGGGGACTTGACCGTGTGATTGCACTGATTCAAGAGCAGATTACTCGTCTGGAGGATGCCGGTATCGCTGTGTTTATCTTGTCTCACGTCAAGGAAAAGACTCGTACTGATATGGTCACTGGTGAAGAGTATCAGGTTTGGACCAACAACCTGATGGATAAGGTGTATGGTGCAATTGCCGATACTGCACAGATGGTTATGATGGCGGTCTTTGATCGTGAAATCAAGGATAAGAAGGTCACTGGTGAAAATCGTGTCCTGTATCTGCGTGCTACTGCAAGTCTGGATGCTGGTTCTCGTTTTCATGGTCTGCCTGAGAAGGTTCCTTTCACCCCCAAGGCTTTCGTTGAAGCGTTTGAAGAGGGCGTTAAGAACTCTGCCACTATGAAGCCGATGACTGATGCCGATATGGCTGCCCGTCAGAAGGAAGAAGCCGCACAGCAGGAAAAGACGGCAGAAATCGCTCGTCGTAAGGATGCAGAAAATCGTGCCGCAGCTCAGGCTGAGGAGGACGAGCCTTACCGTGCCGAGTGGATCAGCGCAATTCAAGATCGTTTCGGTAACGCATCTGCTGATGTTAAGGCCCAGATCAAGGCGATCCGCGATGAGGTCGGTCTTAAGTTCTCTGATCCAGAATTTCCTATTGACGCATTGAAACGCGTTTATTCTTTGGTCTAATCATTCACACTTTACACGGTCATTCCAAAGTAAATACGCAGGGCGGGACGGTGGGTATGTTGAGGTAGGAAATATGGCAAAGGAACCTACAGTTAAATGTATGGCTACCGGGGTGCAAGGACCCAGGAGTCAATTTTACAAAGCGCCAAACAATCGCTATTTCCAATCAGAAGCAGTTTATCAGGCGTGGTTGGCCGGGCGGCGCAAGGAGAAGGCAAAAAAGAATAAGCCCGCTCCTCAAAAGAAGCCAGGCCGCACGATGGAATCCTATAAGAAGCTATGCAGTACGATTGCGGACTTTATTGGATATGACCCGGAAAATGGTCAGCCAATGCCAACAATCGTATTTCGCCGGCTGAAGGAACTGGATTTCTACTCGGATGAAATCATTCAGCAAACCATGGATGAAAACGAAAAGTCGATTCGGTGGGCAATGCAGAATAAGAAGTTCGAGGATGACGCAGGGAAGTGCAGCTATCTGATGGCGATCATTCGCAACAATATCGGCGCTGTCTACCGGCGTGAAAAAGATAAGGCAGAAAAGACTGTCAAAAATAATGCAGAACCAAATCTTGATACAATGATCGACCTGTCAATGATCGGTACTGCACACAAAGGCAAAGATGTCAGCAGCTTGCTAGGAGGTGACGATTTATGGATTTAACCAAAGCGATTGAAAAAATCGAAGCGAATCGTGTACAGGCCGAAGCAAGCTTTGTTTTTTGTCTGTGGAAAGATCCCCAGCGATACGACGATTACAAAAACATCAACGAAGGAACAGATAAAACCCTGATCTGTGAGGAACAGGTTTTCTATTTCATGGTTGGTCGCGGCATTCGTCGGCAGGGTTTTTCTAATATCGATAACATCACTCTTGATACATATCTGGCGGACAAACCCACACTCCGTCGGCACTACGAAGAGCTGAACGGCTGGCGTGCTTGTAAGGCGATGATGGATCTGGTCGATCCGGAAAATACGGACAGCTATTACAACCAAATCGCCAAAATGAATACGCTCAAAATCTTGGCCACCAAGTATGATGATCTGCTCAGTCACCCGGAGCGCTTTGATGATGCCACAAACGAAGATGTGTATAACACTTTCGAGCTGCTCAATAACAGTGTGGCGCTGACAACCGGCAACGATTCAAAGATCGAAAATCTTGTTGTTGATGAAAAATACATCCAGCAGTGCAATGCCGGCATGGATCAGGGAATCAGTTATGCAGCCGGAGCACCTCTATTGAATTATCTGACACTTGGTGCTCCTGTTGGGGATATGTATTTGTTTGCTGGTCACAGTGGCACAGGAAAATCAAGTTTTATCTTTGAAAATATGGTTCTCCCATTTGCAGAAGGTGGTACAGGCGTTGCGATTATTTCAAACGAGATGCAGAGCAAGGCATATAAAAATATGTTACTGGTTCACATCCTCACAAAAGAATTGGACTACTGGAAAATCACTCGTAAAAAGCTCAGTCTTGGTCATTTTAACGAGGAAGAGTTGGAGATGCTTCATAAGGCAGCAGCCATTACAAAAGAAAAGTATTCCAATATTCGCTTTGTAAAAATGTTCGAAAACGATACTTCTAAGGTGCTTCAGTACATCAAGCGTCTTGCAAGATCCGGCACAAAGGCAATCATCTACGACACCATGAAATCGGATGACGGTGTCGATGATAAGATGTGGCAGGCCTTGTTGATGAACAGTCGCCGCATTTTTAATACCGTTTCAAAAGAACAGGTCGCTATGATCTGTACTTTCCAGTTGGCTTTACATACTACGAATCAGCGCTGGCTTGATGCTACTTGTCTGTCAAACTCAAAACAGATAAAAGAGGTGGTGGCTCAAGCTGTGTTTGCAAGACCAGCCTGGCAGGATGAGTACACCGGTGAGAAATTTGATTGTAATCCCTATCGGCGGAATAAGGACAATCCAAAAATCAAAGAGCCATTCATCATGGATAAAGACAAAAAGTATATGGTTCTTTTTCTGAACAAAACTCGTTCTGATGAAGATGGCCAAACTCTTCTTTATCAGTGGGATTCAGCTTGGAACCGTTGGATCGAAATCGGTTTTTGCACCATTGTAAACGATCATGGCCAGTATGACCGCAGATAAATAAGAAGGGAGGCTTCGATATGAATGGATGTCAATGTATTAACGTCTAAGCTTGAAAATCAGCCAGACAAAATCATTCAGATCCTTGAAGCACTTGGCTTTGAAAATATCAAGTTCAATCCTCTCAAAAATAATCTGCGGTTCGCCCGGGAAGAGCAGCGAAATCCAACCAGTTGTATGCTCGATTGCGGCACGCTTCGGTTCTTTGTTTTCTCTACAAACCAAAAAGGGAATCTTTTCAGTCTGATTATGGATGTCAAAAAATGTTCGTTTCCAGATTCTTTGAAATTCGCTGCACAAAAGGCTGGCATTTCAGAAGAAGAAGTCAACATCAAAACACATTGGCCGTTCGGCGGGTTCTTTCTAAAACTGATGCCGGACTATGAAGAAGAGATGGAAGATTTGAAAACGTACCCAGAGGAGACCCTGGAACCGTATGCAAACAAATATAATCTCCGCTTCATCAAAGATGGTATCAGTTTGGATACTCAGCAAAAATTCGGTGTTGGTTATGATGTTGAGTCAAATCGAATCACAATCCCAGAGCGGGCAACCGATGGTTCTCTGGTCGGCATCATGGGTCGCGCCAATTATGAGTGTGAACACGATAAACGCTGGTATCCGTTGATCTCTTGTCCACGCAGCAAAACACTGTTTGGATACGCGGAGAACTACCATCGGATTCAGGAAACAGGGAACATCGTTCTGTTTGAATCTGAAAAAGCAGTTCAGCAATGTGATTCGTTCGGCTGCAATATTGCCCTCGCAACGTGCGGCTGTCATGTATCGGATACACAGGCCAAATACATCAAACGAATGCTGCCAAAGAAAATCATTCTGGCCTATGATGAAGGGCTCGAAGAAGAGCACCTGGTCAACGAATGTAAAAAACTTATCGTGGACAATCCGATCTTAAAAACAAAAGTTGGATACATTTGGCCTGACGGGTTGATTCAAGAGGGCTCCAAAATGAATATCGCTGATCTTGGTAAGGATGTCTACAAAGAGGGCGTAACAAAATATGTGAAATGGGTAGAGGAGTGATGTAAATGGGACAAAGAGTAATAGCCCCTGAGCTACAAGCACTGTATGACAAAGGGGCGCAGGTGTACAGCTATTCAAAGCTCGGCACCATCCATGATTGTCCGTATAATGCGTATCTTACATATATCGAAAAGCGTGATCAGTGCGCCAATGTGTATTCCTCTCTTGGTACTGTGGTTCACGATACGCTGGAAGGAATCGTTGAAGGAAAGAACACAGAAGCAGATATCGGTCCTGCCATTGAAAACGGTCTGGACGAACTCGATATGCTTGGGATTGATTTTCCTAAAACGAGAGATGGCGGCAATGGCATCCGCGATAAATGGATCTCAAACATGCGTTGTATGGCTCGTGATTGGGTCAGTCCAAAAGGCGAGTATGAAATCGAGAAGCTGCTTATTCTGAAGCTTTGTGATGATCGCTATCTTCAAGGTTATGCAGATTTGATCCGTGTCCTGCCAGACGGGCGGCTGCAGGTGTTGGATATCAAGACTTCCAGTCAGTTTAAGGATGAAGACCTACTTCACTATGGTCGTCAGCTGGTCGCGTACACTCTGGCGCTTGAACAGGCTGGATTCAAAACGGCCGTTCCTTGTTGGATCATGGTGAAATATTGCAAGATTACATACGAAACCGGATTCGGAAAACGTGCAAAATCAGCCGAAAAGGTGCTCGATCGATGCAAAGTGGGTTACACGCTGCGGTCCACGGTTCGTTCCAAAATGAAAGCCGCCGGGTATGACAGTGAGCAGATCGAAATTGTTACCCAGGCATTTATCGAATCGAACGATATCAATGATCTGCCGGAAGATATTCGCTGCCAGTTCAAATTGACTACATATGTCAGACCGTATCCTGTCACCGATGAACTGCGCAAAGAATGTATCGATTACATAAACGAAACAGCGGACGAGTTCGAGGAGCGGAAACGCAGTGGCGAATGGCCTGCACGAGAGATCGAAGAGAAAAATGGCAATCCCAATTTCTTCTGTACTAATCTCTGTGGTCATCGCAAAACCTGTGAACCGCTTCGGGATTGCATCAACAAACAGCCGTTTTATGCGGCAAAAGACCCAAGCGTGGTCGGTATAGACGATTTGTTTTAAGGAGGATTCATGGAGCAAAACTATGTTGTATACCATTTGCACGACGATAAAGGTTCGCTCCTTGATTCTTGTACAAAATGGGAGGATTATGTTGATCTCGCTGCTTCTTACGGGATGAAAGCGATTGCTTCTACCAACCATGGCTACAACCTTAACTGGACTGAAAAGAAACAGTATGCAGAGAAAAAGGGCTTGAAATTCATCGTCGGTTGCGAGGTATATCTTACTTCTGAGATATACCACTATCCAGAGATCCCTGATGAGGTTTATGAATCTTATCAGGGATGGGACCCGCAGGAAGCACAAGAGGAAATCGATAAAATGATGGATGCTGAACGCTATAAAGTTCGCGACAACTTCCATACGATTCTTCTTTGCAAAAATGCTCGTGGTGTTTTGGAACTGAACAAGGTGATGGGCACGTCTTATGATGCTGATCACAAGTATTATAAGCCCCGTATCACTTTTGAAGAATTCTTTGGATTGTCTGATAACATCATCAAAATCTCTGCCTGTCTGGCAAGTCCGCTTCGTAAATACACGTCAGAATGTGATGGATTTCGTCAGGAAGTCTATGACAAACTATGCAAGACCTATGACTATTATGAGATTCAGTATCACGATTGTGACGATCAAAAAGAGTATAACCAGTATCTCTGGGGGCTTTCTAAGAAATATCACAAGCCACTGATTGCAGCAACTGACACCCACAGTCTGAATGCATATAAAGCAGAGTGCCGCAAGATCCTTATGATGGGCAAGGGAATCGAGTTCACTGGTGAGGACGAATTTGATTTAACCTTCAAGTCTTACAATGAGCTGGTCGACGCGTTCACTGTGCAAGATGCACTCCCTCGTGAAGTCTGGATGGAAGCAATCGAGAATACGAATCGGATGGCAGATAGTGTCACTGATTTCACTCTGAGCACAAAGGCACGATATCCCATTTTGACCGGGACTTCTGAATCAGATGCTAAGGTTTACATCAAACGCACCCATGATATGCTGAATGACAAAATTTGTCGCGGTATCATCCCTGAATATGAAGCCACACAGTTTAAGGCAGATGTTGAAGAGGAGCTCACAGTATTTAAGAAAACCAACATGCTGGGCTTTATGCTTTCTATGAGCGACCTGATGATTTGGGGCAAAAACGAAGGCATTCCGTTCGGACCAAGTCGTGGTTCTGTTGCAGGTTCCCGGTGTGCATTCGTTACAGACATTATCGATGTTGACCCGGCTCGCTGGAATCTGGTGTTCTCGCGCTTTTGTAATGAAAACCGTGTTGAGATTGGTGATATTGATATCGATGTGCCGGATGCTTATCGTCCCATGATTTATAACCACATCTTTGAATCGTTCGGTCGCGAGAAATGTGCATACGTTCTGGCTATGGGTACTCTGGCAGGGAAGGCGACAATCGACGAGATTGGACGAGCTCTTGCAAAGGTCTGGAAGCGTGAAAATCCGGATGCAGACGAATCTAGGAATCCTTATTCCCTTGATCGGATCGCAAAAGTGAAAAAGGAATACGATGCCAGCGCTGAAAAGTGTCGTGCAGATCATCCTGATATCTTCTACTACTTTGATGGATTGCAAGGAACGATCGTGTCTCTGTCACATCATCCGGCTGGCGTTATCATCGCTCCAATCGACCTCTATAAAAGGTATGGTGTCTTCCAAGATAAAGACGGGCTGCCCATTTTGTGTCTTGACATGGAAGCGTCTCATGCAGTCGGTCTGGCAAAGTACGATATCCTCGGTCTTGATACAGTATCTGTTATTGATAAAACCTGTAAGCTGGCTGATATTTCGTACCCGCACACTTGGGAAATGGATTTCGATGACCAGGCAGTCTGGGCAGATATGAAAACGTCTCCGGTTGGCATTTTCCAGTTCGTTGAGGACTTCGCTTTTGATTCGCTCAAAAAATACGATGTTCACAGCATCGCAGATCTGAGCTTGGTCACGGCAGCCATTCGACCCGGCGGCGCTTCTTACAGAGACAAGCTCTTCCGGCATGAAGCAAATCACAATCCGTCGCCTGAAATCGACAAGCTGTTAAAAGATAGCCTGGGCTGGCTTGTCTTTCAGGAACAGACCATCGCGTTCCTCCAACAGTTCTGTGATATGAGCGGCGGTGATGCAGATAGTGTTCGCCGTGCAATCGGTCACAAGAACAAAGCGGAGTTGGATGCGGCAATGCCCCGTATCCTGAATGGCTATTGTAATCACTCAACAAAATCAAGAGAAACCGCCGAAACAGAAGCAAAAGAATTCTTACAGGTCATCGAGAACTCGGCCTCGTATCAGTTTGGTTTGAACCATGCTACCGGGTATTCGATTCTTACATATTATTGTGCGTATTATCGCTATTACTACACCCACGAATTTGTAACGGCACTTCTGAACACTGCGGACACGCAAGAAAAAATCGTTAATGCGACCAAGCTTGCGAATGAACGTGGCATCCAGATCATGCCCATCAAGTTTCGTCATTCCCGGGATGAATATGTCTACGATAAGACAGATAAGAAAATCTATCAGGGAATGGAATCTATCAAGTACCTGAACAAGCGGCTCAGTCGGGAGTTTTATAAGCTCCGCAACCATAAATTCGATTCTTTCATTGACTTGTTGTTGATGAACCAGAAAAGAAAAATTGCGGACAGTCGGCAGTTAGGGATTCTAATTGAGCTTGATTTCTTTTCTGAATTCGGCAATCCCAATCAGTTGTTGGAACAGGTTGATATCTTCAATAACTTCCTTGATGCAAAACAGCTCAATAAGGACGAGATGGACAAGCTTCTGTCTCACGACATCATGGCCAAACTGTGTGAGAAAGAGACTGAAAAGAAATATGTTAACGTAGACTGGATGAAAATCGTTCGGCTGCTCTGCGAAAAGACAGATACCGTAAAGACTCCTATCACTGACAGAATAAAGTATGAGGGTGACAACCTTGGCTACATCCAGCTTACAATGCCGAAGCTCAAAGATTCTTACATCTACGTCTTGGATATTGATGGTAAGTTCGCCAATAAAACTGTAAGCGCCTACGTCCTCAAAACCGGTCAACAACGCCGGCTTAAGGTGAAAGGCCGCACTCTGGAAGCTGCCCCAATCGAGAAAGGCGACATCCTTCGCATCGATGAAGAGCGGGAAGAAGGCCGCTGGTCAAAAGACGAGCAGGGCCAGTGGGTTCAGTCTAAGACCGATAAAGAAATGATTCTTCGTAAATACGTGCATGTGCGGTGAAAGGAGGTGACAAAGTGACATATAACGAAATCACTCAGATCCTCAAGTCAATGGTGATTATTGTGGATGACCGCGAAAAGGACACTCCACTTCTTCATCAGCGGCTCTCATCGTTCCCGTGTGCTTATATGCGTAAGCGGCTGGACTTTGGTGATTATAGTGCTGAGGTGACACTGCCAAATGGCGAAAAATTCTCGTTGGCAGATAAGGTGACCATTGAAAGAAAAAATTCCATAGATGAAATCTGCGGCAACTTCACAACGAATCGAATTCGGTTCGCCAAAGAGTTCGACAGGGCGGCGGCTGCCGGAGCAAAAACTTACATACTCATTGAAAACGGTTCATGGGAAAAGATCAATCGCGGTGCATATCGCAGTAAGATGACACCCGCTTCACTGCTGGGTAGTCTCACCACATGGCTTGCTCGATATAATTGCCAGATCATCTTTTGTGAGCCGGATACCACATCATGGCTGATCCATGCGTTTCTTCTCCACGAAATGCGTGAAGCACTGACCCATTATGAACTACCGCAAAAACCCAAGAGAACAAGAAAGGGGACTGAAGATGACATCATCACTTGATTTTGAAGGCGAGCTGATTCTGGACGGTGTGCTGCTGGACAAGCTGGAAACACTGACAAAAAAGCTTCAGAAGGCCACAAAAAAGACCGACAAGGCAACAATCTTGTTAGATGCCAAGAACGAGATTGGTGAGAATCCGTTGTTTTTCTTCCTTGATTTCATTCTCGATCCGCAGATCACAACAGGGATCTCTAAGGCCAAGATCAACAAAAAGGTGCGAATCGTGGATGAATTTCCACACACTTTCCAAGATATCTGCTTATTCCTGGCGGAGTGCAACACCGGCTCTGACATGGCTTTGTCAATGGCAGCCAGTTATATCTACTGGAATGCTTCACATAAAGATTTTCTGATTCGAGTGTTCACTAAGAATTTGCCTCTGGGTGTTGAAGCTGCTACGGTCAATAAGATTTTTGGCAAAGTGGTCATTCCGGTCTGGGAAGTCCAGCAAGGATATCCTATCGATAAAGTCAAACTCAAGCCGGGCACCTGGTTCAGTCTCAGCCGCAAGATGAATGGTAACCGAGGTACATTCTACCGTGGCAAGTTCATTTCCCGTCAGGGACAAGAGTTTACCGGCCTCGACCATATTAAGGACGACATCATCAAAGAGCTTGGCGATGAATCGCTGATTGATGAATATGTCTACGATGGCGAGCTGGTGTATCGTAATAGCAGAGGGCTATCAGACGGTGAGGCATTTCGGGTTGGCACTGGTATGTTGAACTCGGATGGAGATAAAAGCCAGATCAAGTTCGTTGTGTTTGATTTGATTCCTACTGATGAGTTTGAGAACGGCAAAGGCAGCCTTCCTTATGAAGATGGTTCTTTTGTTACGCCATATAAACTCCGTCGTAAATGGCTTGAAGATTTAGCCGTTACGATCGAGCAGAAAGGGCTCAAAAATATCCAGGTCGTGCCGATGGTCTACGAAGGTACAGATCAAAGTGTGATTCCTCAGTGGCTCGATTATGCAGTCAAACATGATTGGGAAGGGCTCATGCTTAATACATCGGTTCCTTATAAGCGGGCGCGTCACACTGGCTGTCTTAAAATCAAGCGTTTTTATACTGTTGATCTTCGTGTCACTGCAATTGAAGAGGGTCAGAACCGTCTGGCTGGTACGATGGGTGCTCTGGTTGTTGACTATAAGGGTAACGAGCTTCGTGTTGGTTCCGGTTTTGATGATGCCACGAGAGCTACCGTGTGGGCGAATCCGGGTGATTATATCGGACGTATCATCGAATTAAAGTATAAAGAGGTCACGATGGATAAAAAGACCGGCCTTGAGTCACTGCAATTCCCGACCTTTGTACGATTCCGTGATGATAAGAATGAAGTGAGTTACGGCTAAGGAGGAGTTATGAATCTTTCTAAGAAGTCCATTAAGCACATTCTTCGGATTTTGGACAACAAATGTATCGAGGTTCCTACAAAGACATCCGCTTATAGCAGCGGTGGACGTAGAATTTTGACTCGTGATTTTGAGCCAAAGAAGTCACATGGAATGAATGGCCGGCAACGAATCGTCTATATACCGTCCGAAGGATATTTCTACGGAATTTATAATGGAAAATCGGAAGAAGATTGGGATATTCCAGATATCTGGTCTCCTGCTCAGCTTGCTGATTTGTGAGGTGTCTTATGGTTGATTTCAGTAAATTAGCCGTCCCAAAGAAAGAAAGACTTGAAGTTCAACTTACCGATGGCACAGAAGAACACAATATCAACTACGTCATCACGTCTCTGGCTACGATCAAAGGCGATAAGATCTATAAAAACTTCCGTCTATATTCTGTGGCCGATGATGGCCAATTAACTCAGCTAGAAAAACGAGATGGCGACCCATATTTCGATGCTTTGAAAGGAACAGTGTATAAATGAAACCATATGTACCAGCAGGCGAAACGTTCCATAGCTATTATAAACCAGATGATTCTAAGTATGAATGGATGATAACTTATGAAGAAATTCCAACCAGTGGCGGCTTCTATACTAGATACTATCTATATCGAATCAAACACAACGGCAAAATGAAATGTGTGGAAGAAAAAGATGGGTCGCCATATTTCGAGACAACATGGTGAGGAGTGTATGAACAATGAGAAGTGGCTTTTTGAAAGGTATCGACAAGCATTACGAGAAATCACCATCGCCCAAAATCATTTTGAGTGTTGCGAGTCTGATTATATCGATTGCGCAATTGATGATCTCGTTCACGCTGAGAAAGCTTTCGACCGAATCTTAAAGGAGATTCGCAATGAAAAATTGGACACGTCGATATCTAAGACTTAATTATCAAGATGAGTCTCTCTGTTGGCGGCTTCGCTATGGAGAACGCTTCGAAATCGTCGCAGAACTGGATGAATTTTATTTTCTCTGGGCACATGGCACGATGATTGCATTCCCCAAGTATGGCAAGTACGCATACGACATTGAAACAGAGATCGTAAATACCGAATAAGGAGGGAGGTGAGGTCCCATGCGAGGGATCAATCAAAGAGAGCTTGGCCGTAAAGAACGCGCCACAGCAGAATGCGAGCGTCAGATTCGGCGCTACGGATATGAATGTGGTGAGGTTATTACATATAAATTGTCGCCAGAACAAATGAAACAGGTTTTGACAGGCAGAAAAACAGTAGATGATTTTATCAAGGAGGGGCAGTAAATGGAAGTCGAATTGATTTCATATTCACAGCCGGCAAAGAAAGATGCAGACAAGAATCCGCTCAGTATCGCAGAGCTAGCCGCAAGCGTTTGTTATGATTCTGAGCCGACTGAAACTTATCGGATCGCAAAGGGGTGCAAGGCGACCGGACACACCTCGGTGCTTGAACACATCAGCTTTACGTTCCATGTCACCGGTGTCAGTCGAGCACTTCTGGCGCAGTTGAGCCGCCATCGGCATATCAGTCTGAGTGTTCGCAGTCAGCGCTATTGTGATGAAAGTGTTATGCAGTATGTCAATCCATTCAGTGGGGAAGACGCTGATGTATTTGATGGCATGATGGCAGATATCGCCAATGACTATCGCATCTTAAAAGAGTATCACGGTGCTGCCAATGAAGACGCTCGTGCTGTTTTGCCGAATGCCTGCTGTACTGAACTTTATGTCACTATCAACGCACGGTCACTGATTGAAATGAGCCACCTGCGGCTCTGCACTCGTGCCCAGCGTGAGATTCGTGGACTGTTTATGGCAATCAAATTCCAGGTTTCTCAGGTTTGCCCCGAACTCGGCGCATGGATGGTTCCGTCCTGTGAAGCGAATCCAAAGTATCCGTTCTGTCCCGAGGGGAGCCGCTGCTGTGGCCGCCATCCGAAGCTGGCAGATGTTTATAAAACTATTGAGAAGTAAGGAGCGTACATATGAATAAGAAATCTGTTATAGATATCAATAATTGCGATATTCTGAATGAAAATGGTGTCCTACGTCTTGTCTACAATTTTAACAAATGCACTTCTCCTATGATCATGGTTAGGGCAAAATCTTATCATGAGTTCAATAAAAGTGGTATGTTTCTGTTTGGTGCAAAAACATGGGCCACTTATATTGTGCAGCTGAATATTGACGAGGAAGAACCCATTCTGCGCGGTCTACTGGCCGATATTTATCAGAATTATCACGACCTGTATGAGGAAGTCTTCCATGGAGCTGCTGAGGATGACGATACCCCGGATTGTGACTGTGAAGATTGCTGCGACGATGATGGTATTATTGATTATCTGACTCTTACTGATACTGGCCGTATGAGTGAAAATGGGCACCATATTGGCCGCTTTGACTTCGATAGCCTTGCAGAGCTTGATACTGACACTCTTCATATTTTGGCGAAGGCTTGTGATATCAAAAATTCTGAAGTTATGACTCGTGGAATCCTGCTTTTGAATTTACACAATCAGGACATCGATATTGATGATCATTGTTATTGCAACGATGACACCGACGACGATGAGGACGATATCAACGAGTGCAACGGCGACTGTGAGAACTGTGAGTACACAGGGCTGGACGATCGTGATGAAGAGAGTGATGAAGACGACAGCTGTACCCGTGAAGCAGAAGAGCACTCCGAGTGGCTGCACCCGATTGAAGAAGATACCAAGTCTGATTCTGTCGATTATGAGTATGTGGATGGTCCTGCTCACTATCATGGCACCGAGTGCATCGAAAATATGCGCAAGCTGTTTGGCGATGAGGCCGTCCGCTGGTTCTGTATTTGCAATGCCTACAAGTATCGCTTCCGTGATGGTTCTAAGCCCGGTGTGGCCGCAGAGCAGGACGAGAAGAAGGCTCGTTGGTACGAAGATTATGCCGTGAAAATGATGAACGAACAGCGCTATTATTGATTTGGAGGTGATGGAATATGGAGTATGTAATCAAACGCAATGGCGTAAAAGCTCTGTTCGACAAGTCTAAGATCGTGAATGCAATCGAAAAGGCGATGAACGATTCTTCTGATTCTGTCAATCACGAATTGAGCGAGCAAATTGCAAATGAAATCGCAGCTATCAGCCAGCCAATGGATGTTGAAGCGATTCAGAATGCCGTGGAAAATCGACTGATGCAGAGCGGCCATTATGAAACTGCTCGCTGCTACATGAATTATCGCTATCTGCACGGAATTGCCCGTAATAAGTACAAAGAGCTGATGGACGCGGTCGATGAAAAGCTGATGGGAAAGAAGATCGACAATCAAAATGCCAATGTTGACGAAGCATCTTTCGGTGGTCGTACTGGCGAGATGAGTCGTGTGGTTTCTAAGCGTTATGCGCTGGATTATTGTATGTCAGATCTCGCAAAGAAGAACCATGAGAACAACGAGATCTACACACATGACCTCGATAACTATGCCGTCGGCGATCACAACTGTACGAGTTGTAATATCGATAAGCATTTGGCTAATGGATTTAAGACTCGTCAGGTTGATATTCGACCGGCTCAATCAATCAATACAGCATATCAACTTGTTGCTGTTCTATTTCAAATTCAGTCGCTCTCACAATTCGGCGGCATCTCGGCTACACACTTCGATTGCAGCATGGTTCCGTATGTGAGAAAGAGCTTCACAAAACATCTACAGGACGGTCTGGTTTACATCGAAAAGAAGTCACAGTACAAAGCTGATCGATTCAAAGAATGGCTCAAGCATGACGAAAATCATCCTGACGGGACTATTCATTTTGATGACCCGTTTAAAGACATGCATCCTGATGCTTGGGAATATGCGATGGAAATGACCCGGCGGGAATGCAAACAAGCAACAGAAGGATTACTTCATAACTTGAATTCATTACAATCCCGTTCAGGAAACCAGTTGCCTTTTAGTTCTATCAATTTTGGTCTCTGCACTGACGAAGAAGGGCGAATGGTTACGGAAGAGTTCTTGAATGGTCTAATTCGTGGCACGGGCAAGTATCATCGGACGAGTATTTTCCCATGCGCTATCTTCCAGATGAAGACTGGTGTGAATCGTAAACCGGGAGATCCGAACTACGATCTGTACCGACTGGCTTTGAAATCTACTGCGCAGCGACTATACCCCAATTACTGTAACTGTGACTGGAGCAATCAGAAAGCAGCTGTTCAGTATGACCGCAAAGTCAAACAGGAAGTTCTGGATGCCTTAAGCCCAAAAGAAAAGAACCGTCTGTATGATGTTTTGTCTAAAAATAAAGACCTTGCCAATAAACTGTACATAGTCGCCTATAAGGGAAACATGATGATCAACAGAGAGTATGAGGCTCCATTTGAAGTCAGTAGCACTATGGGCTGCAGGACCTGGAATTCGTATGATGTCAACTTCAAGGAAGTGTATGCAGCCAACATTCAATCTGTAATTAAAACTGGTCAGTTACAGTTCGATGATTTACTGTCTGCTGCTCAGAAAGATGGTCGCGGTAATATTTGTCCTGTAACCATCATTCTGCCTACTCTGGCAATGGAAGCTAATCAGGCGGTTTCTGTATGGGATTATCACGACTGCAGAGATACAGTTACAGAATTTATGAAGATCCTTGACCAGAAGCTGCATGAAGCAAAACAGATCTTAATTGAGCGGTTTGATTGGATCTGTTCACAGTCTCCTGCATCTGCAAAATTCATGTGGGACAACGGTGTGCTTTCTGGATATGACGGCGTTGACATCCGGTCTGCTATGAAGCATGGCACTCTGGCGATCGGTATGCTGGGCATGGCTGAAACACTTCAGATTCTGATTGGTAAAAACCAGCTTGATCCGTATGGCATGGAAGTTGCGAAAGAAATCTGTCAGCTGTATAAAGATCGGTGCGCAGAATTTAAGGCGGAAACTTCCTTGAATTTTGGTGTGTATTATACCCCTGAACATAACAAATATTGTCTGTGGGGGCTGGCACAGTAATGTGCCATGAGAAATCCGCTTAAAACGGGGAACGAAAGAATCCCGTGCTAAAATCTATCGCTTTACTCCGAAATTGGGAAGGAGAATGCGATAATGACTTTACTCAATAAATTACCAGAAGACGCCGTTAAAGTTCCTGGGACAATGAACTAGATTGATCCCAGAGGTAATGTGTATGGAATTGAAACGAGAACAATCAAAAACAGACATACTGGTGAACTTTCAAGGCATAAAAATTATGGTAAATATTTCAAATATAATACCTTTACTAATAATCAAAATGGATATGTTTATTGTACTTTTAAATATATAAAAGATGAAAATAGTAAAGAATATTATAACAAACAACGACGAGTACATATTGTAGTTGCTGAAGCTTTTCTGGAAAATCCAAATAACTATCCAGTTGTTGGCCATAAAAATAACATCAAAAGTGATAACCGTGTTGAAAATCTATACTGGACTACTTGGCAAGAAAATACTCAAAAAGCAGTAGATGATGGATTGCTTGTAAATGACAAGAGTTATGAAGACTCTCAATCTAAACCAGTAATTATGTATAACACATATACCAACGAAGAGATTGCGAGATACGGAAGCTGTAGAGAAGCAAGCCTGGAAACTGGAATTGGAATAAACACAATTTCAAGACAGGCAAAATATAAAAAACCTGTACGAAAACCATTCTATTTTAGATTCCAAGACGATGAATCTGCGCAACCGCCAACAATCGTTGTGCAGTATGATTTGAAAACGCACGAAGAAATTGGGCGATACTGGAACACATGGGACGCTGAAAGAAAAACCGGAATTAGTTCTAAGAACATTCAGCAGCAATGCAAAAATAATTGTATCCCGCCATGGACCAAAAGTGGTACATATTTTTTATATAAGTAATTAAATGAGTAAAGCGATAGATAAATGTGTAGAGACTATCGAAATCCGAAAAGGTAGAGTAGAGTAGCGAAAGCGAAAGAGCGGACTCATACGAGAAGTATGATGAAAATATAGTCCAAATAATGGCAGAAAATCTTTGTTACACAGCTATGACGAAATTCAAAGCAAAGTACGGTGAGATCCCGAACGTGTCTGACAAAAAATTCTTCACGAACAGCGTACATGTCCCAGTATGGGAAGAGGTGACACCGTTTGAGAAGATTGATGTTGAGTCTCAGTTGGATTCGTATTCAAGTGCAGGTTGTATCCTGTATACAGAATTTGATGCAACAGTAAAACACAATTTGGATGCGCTTGAGACCGTTGTAAATTATGCTATGGATCACGATGTACCGTATTTTGCGGTCAATGTGCCGAACGATACTTGCGTGGACTGCGGATATTGTGATGAAATTAACGACTCCTGCCCTCAGTGCGGAGGACACAATATCGAACGCCTGCGTAGAGTCACTGGCTACATCACAGGCAATTACACTACTGCTTTCAATCTCGGTAAGCAGCAAGAGGTTGAACTGCGAGTTAAGCACAATCGCGTGATTCATTGATAGCTAACAGAAAGGCAGGTGATATCGCATGAATGATATTGCAAAATTCATTTCGGGTTTTCTTGGTTTTATTCTGTCGTGGTTCATTACGACTGTTGTGTTATATGGCGGTTGGAAGCTGCTTGGGCCAGATTTTAATCTATGGGCAGCAACTGGTATTTGGCTGGTGCTGCTTATCTTTGGCAGATCTGCGAACAGTAAGAAGCAGTAAATAAATCAAGTAAGGGTGGGAGTGGTGGCATGAGAGGATGTGAAACAAGTGAACTACATGAAAATAGTCCCGTGTGATATAGCGAACGGCGAAGGTGTGCGCGTAAGTATTTTCGTTTCGGGTTGCAGTCATCATTGTCCTGGCTGTCATAATCCACAGACATGGGATCAAAATGCAGGCGTTCCGTTCATTGAAGATACCATGCAACAGCTGCTTGATCTACTTCGCCCCGATTACATTCAAGGGCTAACATTCAGCGGAGGAGACCCCCTCTTTGTTCAGAATCGACTTATCGTTGGTTATATTTGCGAGAGAGTTCGCAAAGAATTCGGTGACACCAAGGATATTTGGATGTGGACTGGATACGAGTGGGACCAAATCAAAGACTGGGATCATTTGAATTATGTGGATGTTTTGGTGGATGGCCCATATATTGAATCTAAACGAGATATCTCTTTGCCGTATATGGGAAGTTCCAATCAGAGAGTAATTGACTGTTATGCAAGTCTTTGCTGTAAAAAACCAGTTCTTTGGTGGAATCCGAATAATAAAAAGGAGAATACATAATATGTCATCTAAAAAAGAATACGTTTATTGTATTTGGGCACACAGTAAAGTGAATGGCCCAAGTCCATACATTTATCGGATGGTTGCCACAAGTAAAGCAGATGTAAAAAGAAAATGGGCGGAGTCATTTTATTGGCATTTGACGATTGATCATATTGAAAAGGCCGATATTACTCCGGAATATTTGAATCGCCCATATGATTTTGATGATGATAATGATGATAGATTTATTGGTCAGTATATCACTGTTGATCCTAAGGAGTCCCCACGTCGTACAGAATTAAGAGATTACGATAAAATGCTTGTTGAAATGTATGAAGGTAGTATTAAATCAACATTTGATAATCCTAAAAGAACAGCTTTAGAAACAGCAAAGGCTTTTCATTATGGAGAACTTATAGATGAAATTTATGAGAGTTGCGGGTTGGAATATACTGGTAATTACGGCATTGACGATGAAATGTTGGATAAAATGTTAAAAGGAGAATAAAATTATGGATTTAAGTAATTATGAAATGTTCCAAAATAATAAAGCGATTACTACTGTTTGTCATCCGCAAGTAAAAGTAAACAAGATCTATCCTGACGCTCACATCCCTACTTATGGCACTGAGAAGGCCGCCTGTGCTGATGTTTACGCTTATATCCCAGCAGATCAGGCAGACCTGTATGACGAGCATGGTAACCCTATTATTTACATCCGTCCGCATGAGACCCGTATGATCGGTACCGGCCTGCGTTTTGCTCCTGCTGATGGTTGGGCTATCCTCGGATTTGCCCGCAGCGGTCTGGCATCTAAGAAGGGTCTGGCACCTGCGAACAAAGTTGGCGTGTTGGACGAGGATTATCGTGGCCAGGCTTTTATTCCTTTACACAATCACTCTGATATGCCTCAGGAAATCGTCCATGGTGACCGTATCGCACAGTTCATGTTCGTTCCGTATTATCAGGCGCAGTTTGACGTTGTTGATGAACTAGATGAAACCGAGCGTGGTGTTGGAGGATTTGGTTCTACGGGGGTACGTTGACGATGTTTTGGAGCTTTAAAAAGATAAAAGAGGTTGTTCCGAAATATATTCATGCAAAAGATCTTGGACTTACATATACCGAACGAACAGTTCGGATGAAGTTTATATTGCTTGATCGAGAATATACCATTGATAAAACATTCTGCCTTTCTGACTACCTTGATTGCAAGACTGTCAAAGAAGCGAAAGCGAGACTTGATAAAGATTTTGAGGATACAAGGAAATATGCAGAAAGCCTGATTGAAGATAATCTCGACATGAATAATGGGTGTATGACTTTCAACGGATTTACGATAAAAAATGAAAAATGTTCAGCAGCGAGTGTTGAAACATTTAACAATAGGCTTAGAGTTCTTTATGGCTGCGAACCAACACCGACTAACAATGGGTGGCCGTGGAAATCAGATGAGGAGTAACTAATGAACGATATTATCCAAATGCCGAAAGGCGATTATATTATGAAGGACGCGGTCCACGTCGATACTGGCGAAACTCGTACTGATGGATGGTATCCAGAATGGATCGGTATGACAATGCAGTTCCGTCCAATTCCTGTTGGCTGGATCGCTCAGTTTCGATATGTAAAAGACAATGAGGGCTATCCATATCCGGGAGGAATGCACACATCTCCCGTTACTTCTGTATCGATTACAGAAGATGAAAAAACTGTCAAAATCGAAACCGCGCATACAATTTATACATTTGAAAAAGTCAAGGAGGACTAAATTATGGCAAAGTATTTTTATGTTTATCACGTTAATGATGGTACCACTGATCGCATCGTAAAGATGTTCAACACCGACTCTGTTGTCAACGGTAAGAGGTGTACTTATATCGCTGAGAAAAAGGTTGCATCCAGTGATCTGCAGGGTTTTACCAGTGGCATCAAGGCGGCAGGTTTTCAGCTGAATCAGGAGCTCGCAAATGCTGATACTGCCGAACAGGAAGCAAAGCGAATTCTGGCTGCTAAGATGGCCGATTATCATGCCGCACGCGACGCATATGCCGAGGCGGCGGACAATCTGAAAAAGGTAAACGCCAAGTTTGGTATCTGATACATAATCGTAGTGGTGGGTGGGAGGAATAAAAATATGAATGTTGTAAAACACGGAACGAGGCAGACAAAAGATTCTGAGAAAATATATAAAGTAACTTGTGACTCTTGTGGCTGTGTATTTGAAGCTAAAAGATCTGAATTTCATGTATGGCCTTTGCCGGCACGACCTGTTAGTGAAACGGTAAGAAATTATGATAATACAGGGCGTCCGGCAGAGATCCAATGTCCTGAGTGCAAATGCACTTGTGGAATTAGAATGAGATTGCTTGCAAGAGAATCCGCCTTTTTACATGCATATTGTAGGTGATAGAAGGAGTAAAGAACATGACTTATACACTTATGTCTGTTCCAGAAGATAAAGAAGTCTGGTGCACTGGATTTCGATTTGATGATACGAAGGCCGGCATCAATTGCAAGCCGGTACAAGGATCTATTCATAATAAGGATTATTGGAACTCGAAGTTTAAAACAAAGAATCGCACAATCAGCGTGAATACAAATCAATCGTATTATGCATTTGCTGATACTTACGAAGAGGCTGCACATATTTATAATGAGATGATAAATACATTTCTTGTTGAGCTTGATAATAGATACCACAAAATTGCAAGCTCATTAGAGGGCTGCTATTTATCGAATGATCGCGGCGTGATGTTTTAAGAGGTACAGAATTATGATTGAAGAATTGCGATTTTAAAGAAAGGAGAATTTGATGCTTGTAAAAGATTACGGCGGTGAAATCGATTGGAACATTGGTGCGTTCTGTGGCCATGATGAAATGATGTTTGATATTGACAAAGCTTGTAAAATGGCTTGTGAGAAAAGTGGCATCAGATATGTGTTTGGCAGCATTTCCACAATCCTGCAGGGTGGTCGTATCCCACCACAGAAAAATCTGCCTATGTCAGAAGTTCTGTCCAGAGTAGATAAATATAATGAACTTGGTATTGGAGTTCGTTTGACATTCTCAAGCCCGTTTGTTACACGTGGCGATCTCGTTGATGAAACTTCAAATATTATGTTGCGGCACCTCGATCATAATAATCAGAATGATCTTACAAACCGTAACGGCGTTATTGTTATGTCAGATTTACTGGCTGATTATATTCGCTACATGTATCCCAATCTTGAGCTGATTTCTTCGCAAGTAAAACCGTCCGTCGAAGTCGGCCTTGGGAATGATTCTGCTGAATATTATAATCGTCTGCTTGACCGTTTTGATATTGTCGTTGTGAATCCATTTAAGATCCATGACGAGCAGTTTATTAAGAATTTACATGACCATGATCGAGTAGAATTTATTGTCAATCACCGGTGTCTGCCGAATTGTCCCATGGCTGGCCGTCACTATCAGCTGAATACAAAGCTGGGTCAGGCTATTGTCAATGGTGATGATATTACGGAGCTGCAAAATCAGTTGGCGATAGTATATAACTATTGCGGCTCTACTCGAAACAGCAATCCTCTTCTTGGCACATCTATGAATGAAGATGAAATCAAAATGCTGGTTTCACAGGGATTTAAGCATTTTAAAATCGAAGGTCGAGAAAATAATATCATCTCGTTTGTGCGTGACCTTGGCGACTATGTTTTTAATCACGAAATGTTTGAGCGAGTCATTCATGCCATTGCCGGTATGATGCTGTAAGGAGGTTCATAATGATTATTGATTGTAAATCTATTGCACAAGATATCAAAAATAAAATCAAGAATATTATCGCAGAAGATGACTATGCTCCTATTTTACATATTTATCAAGTAGGGGACAACCATGCATCCAACGCTTATATTAAAGGTAAATTACGTGACTGTGAAGAGGTGGGAATCGAAGCAAACCTTATCAAACTGCCAGAAAATATTACTGAAGATGAATTAAATAACAAAATACTGGAAGATTACAACTGGGAAGATGTGGACGGTATTATTGTTCAGCTCCCGTTGCCAAAACATATCAATCCAAAAAATATACGCATTCCAGACGCAGTTGATGTTGATGGCTTTAATTCCACATCCGAATTTCAGCCTTGTACTCCGCTTGGCGTTATGAAGATTTTTGATGCGATCGATTATGACCTGGATGGTAAGAACGTGCTTGTATGCGGTCAATCTGACATCGTGGGTCGTCCACTGGTTGATATGCTGATTAAGCGCCACTGTAATGTGATCTCTGTGAATAGCAGCGGAAGTTTTATGAAGTGCACGGCTCTTGCAATGGATATGGTTGATGTGATTATTTCTGCGGTCGGAAAACGTAACTTTATCACGTCGTTTGGTATTGATCGAGTCGAGGTCTGTATCGATGTCGGCATCAACTACGACGAGAACGGTAAGCAACATGGTGATTGTGCTGACGCTGTTTATAACATGGAGAATATCAAAGTTACACCTCGTATCGGCGGTGTCGGTCTGATGACCCGCGCCATGCTCCTCTATAATGTGTGTGTAGCAAAGTATGGGACTGAAAAGATGGAGAAGGTGATTGAATGAAGGAAGTCCCAATCTGGGAAAAAACAACTTTAACGTTAGAGGAAGCTGCTATGTATTCCAATATCGGAATGCATAAGTTGAGAGAAATCACAGATAAAGATGATAAACAGCTTGTGCTATGGGTTGGGTCAAAACGACTGATCAAACGTAAAGCTCTCGAAAAATACATAGACCAGTCTTATTCGATTTGAAATTGGAGCTTTGGTGTGATATACTTATAGTGTCACATCAAGGCTCTTTATAATAATGTAAGGAGTCTATTATGGAAAGACGTAAAGATAGTAAAGGTAGAGTATTAAAAGAAGGTGAGAGCCAAAGAAAAGATGGTCGATATCAATACCGATACACGAACATGCTAGGAAAACGAAAAACCATATACGCCAAAGACTTACGTTCGCTTAGGGAACTTGAAGAAATAATTCAAGAAGCTTTGAAAAATGGAGATGTGGTATTTCCACAGAAACAAACATTAAGTGATCTCCTTGAAAAATATGTGTTTATTCATAAATCGTCATTAAAGGATAAGACAACAGAAAGAATAGAACACTTTCTGAGTGTTATAAAAAGAATGCCGATTGGAAATATGCCGATTGATTGTATAAAACAGTCGGATGCAAAAATATTTCTAAAGTCAATGTACGAGGATGGAAAAACCTATGGAACGGTCAATAACTATAAATCATTTATTAAACCTGCGTTTGATATGGCTTGTGACGACGGGATTCTAAATAAAAATCCATTTGATTTTAAGTTGTCAAAAGTTATTCAAAATAAAAGCAATGAAAAAATCATTGTATCAGAAGATCAGTACGAGAGACTTTTAACCTTTGTCGAAGAAAGTAAACGATATCAAAGATATTATTACCTCATTGTTGTTCTATACGAAACAGGATTAAGAATAGGAGAATTGTGTGGCCTTACAATCAATGATATCGATTTAAAGAATAGAAAGGTTAATGTGACTCATCAATTACAAATTAGAAACAATGGGACACGTTTTATTGAAACGCCAAAAAGCAAAAAAGGCGAGCGAGTGGTTCCAATGTCTTTGAATGCATATAATGCATTTTCAATTTTAATTAAGGAAGTCTCTAAAAGAAAATTTAACCCTATCGTTGATGGCTATGGTGGTTTTTTATTTGTGAATCAAAACGGACAAGTTATGAGCCCAAACGGAATCGCTTCTAGTTTTAGGCACTTAATTGATGCATACAACAAATCGGTTGATGAAACAAAAAAACTTCCAGCAATTACGCCGCATACGTTTAGGCACACCTTCTGCACAAGACTGATTCTATCCGATATGGATGTAAAATCCGTTCAGTACATTATGGGACACAATACCATAAACACAACGCTCTCTATCTACACTCACATTAGAGAGCAAGATGCACTGAACGAATTTGAATCTAAAATCAACGGAAGAAAAAGTTGTTGA